TTGTTTTATTTTTTGAGTCATATACACTAATAGGAAACCAATTGTAAGTACCATCATCAAATGAACTGTAGTTTTCTTGATGTTCACCTAGTTCACCAGCCAACACACGGTTCTGAGTTCCAGATAGAGAATGTTCTGTATCTGCCGTGACATCACATTTGTGTGAAATATAATCCTTTATACCTTCTATTACCTTAGAGTTCTTTGTTAGTTCTTCATTGATAAGTTTAATATCAAAAACGTAAGGCTGTGGCATCTCTACGATATATGGTAAAATTTTTCTACCTTTTCTCATTTATCCAACCCTCCATCAGTCCTGCTATATATTTATGTCCATTTGCGTTTGGGTGGTAATCCATCTTAGATATGATATGTTCATCCTTAAAGAAAGTAGAAAGATCATATCCACCCAGAGATTCTATAATGGGATATCCAATAAAATTCTTTAGTTTATTATAATAGGGAGATTCTAAAATCCATTCTGGTTTTGCAACTGGAGGTAATGCTTGCATCTGTAAATAGGGAACATCAAGACTCTCACATACACTTTGATAACAAAACATCATTCTCATAGATTTCTGGAACGAAGCATCCTTCATTCCAATACCCATTTTTCGCATAAGAGTAGATAATTGATCGTAAGGTAAGTCCTTCATGGCCTGAATGGCCCTATCGTGCCATTTTGAAACAGGCTTATTGTTTCTAAACTGCCTGCGAGGTCTTACCCGAATCCATCCAGAAGTTGATTCTATGTCTATTCTTACATATTCACTCCACATTGCTAGAACCAACCCAACCTCTCCTGGCTCAGTCTCCATAAGAGAGTCCATTATAGAACTAAGTATATACTCATTTCCAGAGGCGGGAACTGAAAGATTTATAAGCTCCATACCAAGTTTGTCTGCCAACAGTTCTGGCCATATAGGAAATGGTTCAATGTCTATGTCTGGGTCATAACATACATTTGCAGGATTCTTTAGTTGCATCCTAACGTAGTCACTAGAAAAACTGTCACCCGAAATTATTAGTTTCTTCATAATTAAACTGTATCCTCCATAAAATTCTTTCTCCCTCAAATGCATCTCTTCTGTGCATCATTCTTAAATTATCATATAAGAATATACCATTCTCCTCCCAATACATAGGGAATGCAAACTGTTCACAGTGTTCTATAAGTTCCTGTATATCTACATATTTGTTTGTTTCAACAAGAGAACCTGGCGAGAAGTACAACATTTTATCTTTTGTAATAGGATGTTCTATAATAAAGGGCCTCTGTGTTTTATTCTTTCTAAGATAACGCAATTGCATTTCAGTGAAACACTTGTTCTGTAGATGGTATGGTGGAAAATATGTCCCTACGATATCTTCATATTTTTCCTTATCTGGTAGATTATCATATGCAACCTTCATATCAACAAACCATGTTGGGGCTAAATGTCCACCAAAAAAATTATACAATGCAGTTCCATGAAATGCACCAACACCATAACTCCAATCGTTATGCCAAGGAACACTAGCTCTTTCAAACAAACCATCAGAACTTACTAACTGAACAAACCCTTCATCATCAAGAACATGTTTTTCGGTACTGAAGAATGTCCCATAATCCATAACAATATCCTTAAAACTATCTGCGGTCAAATCAGCTGAGTTCAACTTCTCAATACCATCATTAATTAACACAATAAAATCTCTCCTTATATGCTTTTACTGAAAGAGATGGTGTTTGTAGTTTACCATCCTTTTTAAATTTATAATACAAAATGGATTGCCAGTTCTGTTTAAATCTCTTAGGCATAGCAACTAAATGCATTTTAGGACTAAAAATCCATCCCTTCCTATCAGGAAAGTAGTTTTTAAATCTGTTTAGTGCAGTAGAATTAAGATTAACTAAATTGTTGTCTTTCAATTCTCTGCTTATAAACGCAACATCAAAACCCCCTTCTTTGGCATAGAGCATTTGCTGTTGTATCATCTCATAAGTATACTCTCGTATTCTTCTTTGATGTCCCCAGTTCATTCTTCTGTATTTTGGATTTTTAAAATGTCTATTTAATATACGAACAGAATTTCCGAATATTTCACGATGTAAAATAGTACTAAAAGCAACTAGAGTTTCATCTTCCTTAACTACTGTTACAGCCAATGAATCTACAAAGTCCAAATTGTCACCATAATTTTGTGATAATCTGTCATCTATATTTGTAGTTAAATCTACTATTTCCTCTAAGATTAGTGGATATGATTTTACGGGATATGTATCAATAACCAAATTCATTTTGTTTTAAGTGTTCAAAGAACGGGGCGACTTTCCAATTCTGTGTAACTCTTCCTCTATATTCATTATCAGAATCGGGGATGCCATCGTCATCTATTTCCCAATCTATCAATCTCACAAACATATCATCCAACTCATAGAAGTTAGCTAAAACAGCATGATTGGGGGATACGATATCATCTACCTTGGTTGCATCATGTACATAATACTTAAATGCTTCTTCTAGTTCTGGAAGGGTGTATGTGGCATCTTTCATATATCTACCTATATGACCAACACTCTTAAACCTTAGAATAGGTTTAATTCTTACTCTGTAGTTAGTTTCTTTCATAGTCTTACGTACTAAGTCTACTTGATCTCTTAGAGTGAACTCATTACTACCCTTTGCTATAATGGTTCCTGTATTGATAATCATTCTAGATTTCATAGAATTTACCAACGCCTTATGTTTCATATCGGCATATTCTCTACCGTTATCCAGAATTTCATATACTTCTGGATCAGCTGCCCCGTTCATAGAAATAAGAACCATCCGTAAACCAGACTTTTTAAGTTCCTGTACATACTTCTTAGAAGATAGTTTAAGACCATTTGTAGTTAAACTGACTTGATGGCCGCACTTCTTCACATTCCGAATGATGTCAGGTAAATCTTTTCGGATTGTGGGTTCTGCACCAATCAATCTAACAATGATTCTATGGGGTAATTTTCGTAGGAATTCGTACAGTTTTGTTACATCCATATCTGGGATATCCCGATTAGGTAAGTAACAATTTGCACATTCCATATTACATCTATGGGTCAAGTCAACCATAAGAAGATTAAAGGAGTTCTCCTCTGGGTTTAATTCTTTCATACTATTACTTATGCTCTTTCTATTTCCTGTGTTACAGACCAACCTTTATTTGTATAATAGGATGCGGTATTGTCATCATATTTTGTTGCTCTCTTATTTAGATACTCTTCACAATCATACCAATCAGGCCATGTCCTAACAGTTTTAAAAGTTTCTGCATCAACAAGGGTTTTTGTTTCACTATATAAATCTTTATTGAGGGGAAGGGTGGCACTAGGCTTTGAAAATGAGCTCCGTTTGGCAAAATCGGCAATTGCTGCATCAACCGAAGTAAAATTAGCACCAGACTTTCTCATTATTAGTGTTTGTATTACTGCTATACCATCACTGCCTTCAAATGTTATGGCCATTAGAGATTCTCCTTTAAACTATTTATACGATAATTAGAGAGAGCTTTCTTATAAGGGACATCAAATATACTAAATTTTAATAAAACTCTTTCCTCTGGAAAAGCTGGTACTGCATGTCTTTTTTCTAAATTCAATAGAGCACAATTATAACTAACTGGGCCCAATTCTCCAAAGATCAAAGGGCCATAGTTATCACTCAATATTATATTGATAGCACACAAAGTACCTCTATCTGGGTGCATAGGCACTTCTGTATCTTTTTCTTGTTTATAATATCTAGGACGAATATCCTTACACTCTAATAACTCACAAATTTGAGATTGTACTTTACTAACTTCTGGACACTCATTTATAACGTGGCCCTGTAACCATGTAGAGGGATTATAAAACCAACTTTTGCGATGAATTTTACTTTGGCGATCTACACCTTGTATGGGCAGGCCGGCATCATTAAAGGGCGTAAAATCTACATTGTTCATTTCATCTAACAGTTTTGTCTTATCGTAAGACAAGTCTATATCATAAAGAAAATCAGCCGGGGCTTTAATAGTAGTCATACCACCTTACACCTAAATGCAATTTTCTGAGACATTTCTGGCGCATCAGTTTTAGGAGATAATGTCATATGAGTTTTATCATGTGGAAAAACAATAACACGATTTGGTCTATTTCCTACAATATCACTGGGCCATCCTAAATTCCAACCATGTTTCCAATGAGTAGAACCTGTTTCTTGGTCATCATAATATACAAGTTCCCCTCCCCATTCTGGCAACCATTCTTGATTGGTTATGTATAAGACTGTATAATATTCTCCATTGTATGTACCATCTGTATCCCTATGGATTTGTCCACCTTTTTTTGATTGCCGTGTAGGAGGTCTTTCATGACATCTACCATTCAAGAAACAAGTCCACTGATTTTGGGTTTCTGGAACATCATATTTTTGATAGAAATTTTCTTTATCTACGTAAAATATTTGAGGGCCTTTTAGTCCACTTATGGTTTCTGGTACACCATCAAGGGTTCCTTTACCATCAAAAAAATGTTTGTTTATTAATGTCCATAAATTCCAAATTAAAGGATTACGTTCCTGTACAGATTCATCACTCCACCCAATTGGATGGCGATATAAACTGAACTTCATAACATCTTCCCAAGAAAAAGCTACTCCTGTAAGATGCATATTTTCAGACATTGCTCCTAATAGATGACGAGCATTTATTTTTCCATGTATAGAAGGATTATATTCACTAATAGAAGGAACCATTTTTTGTTGTGGATAGTGTTTGGAATAATTCACCCCTATCCAATGTTGATACCAAGAAACACTTTGCCCCCATTCATAAACTTCTTTATGTAGATCTGGGGATATTAATTCGTCAGCCACAATTATATCACTCATAGAACACCTCACATAATAATATATAGTCATCCGAAAAAAGTCAATGATTTCAAGCCCTTACGTGATAGTAAGAACAAAACGTGAACAGTATGTTTTAAAAAAAAGGACTCCAATCGGAGTCCCCAAGTTTATGACTAAAGAGTCTAGAAAGCGTTTTCTTCTTCATCAGAAGTATCTTCTATCGGAGAATCTTCTTCAGTTGAAAGATCTACACCGGCATCAATTTTGGTGTATAAATCCATGAAGGAAGCTTTTGTATCATCATCAAATCGTGCAACACACAATTCTATGGATTTCATTTTATCTCCAAAGATAGCAAATGCTTTTACGATGTGATCTAATCGGCGGGTAGAGATAACTTCATCAACTCCACCATCATAGAAAGTTTTACGAATAACATCAGCCCAAGTGACTAAGTTTGCTGCAAACTCATTATCTACAGCACCATACTTTTTCATGGCACCTTTAATAATTTTAGTTTCAGTTAGAACTGAAGCATAAGGCTGTTCAATCGTAATCGCAAATCGTTCTAGAAAAGCTTCATTGAGAATATTGGTTCCGATAAAACGTCCATCTTCAGAACCTTTACCTTTAGTATTGGCGGTTGCCATTACGTTAAAACCAGGCTTCGCAGAAATCCATTTGTTGATCTTTTTCAAGAAAACACCCTGACCTTCAAGAACAGGCTGTAATGCAAGCAACTTATTAGAACCTAAATCACACTCATCTAGAAGAAGAGTACATCCACGTTCCATGGCATCAATTACAGGGCCGGGAACAAACTTAGTTTCACCATTAACGAGTCGGAAACCACCAAGTAAATCATCCTCATCAGTTTCTATTGTGATGTTCACCCGTATGAGTTCTTTTTTCATTTTGGCGTGAACCTGTTCAATCATAAGAGTCTTACCATTACCAGAAAGACCAGTAACAAAGATGGGATAGAACATCCCAGATTTTACAATCTTCTCTATGGTAGGGAAATTACCCCATGCAACAAATCCATCAAATGTAGCAGGAACTAAATTCTGTTTTTCCATATTAGTCGCAACTAAATTTACAGTAGAAACCTCAGAACTAGGTTCAGAAATAGTAGGAGCAACAGCGGCAACAGAACCACCTTCAGAGGGCAGTTTGTAAACACCATAACCTACTTTAAACTCTGGTTTCATAAACCAAGTAGGAAACGGAACCTTTGCTTTTTTGGCAGCTTCCCGTACATTTTCTTTAGAAATATCTGCACCATTACCAAACAACTCGGCAGCAGTATCTACAAATAATTTCTTTCGTGGAGACAAATACATAATTTAACTTTCCTTTTTCAATTTTAAAACTTTTTGATTTCTCATCATATATACAGAATAACATACTGGATAAGAATAGTCAATAGCCGATTGACCGGCTAATGACGATTTATTGTTTTTAGGTATAAACTGTGACATTTTTATCACTAAGCTACCATTGCAATAAATTTATTAAGTAACTGGCGGCTGTCAATCTTACTCTTCATAGATTTTCCAAATGCAGACTTGAGTTTTGCTTTTGTGGCACCAATTAGTTCATCACCGAGCATAGCATTCTCAACTGAGAGAGCGTTTCCACCTGGCAATATATATGCAACATCAAAACCAACAGACTCTATTGCAAGATACTTATTCTTGTTAATGAATTTAACTTTATCCATTATCTCAAGGATAGAATCATTTGGAAGCAAATAACCAAGAGTTCTTTTATCAACCCTACCAGATTTACCAGAACCAGCGATAAAGAAGTTTACTAAATTTCCAAAAGAACCAGTGCGTGATTTTAATATTTTTAAAAGAACAGCAGTTTGTCCAACACGACCACCACTGCATTTATAACTTTTTCCAGTAATAGGGTCTTTGAACAAAGTTATACTTCGGTCTGTCCAATGTCCACCGCAAGGGGTAGTGGTTTCCTGATGTGTACCTTTTTCTGGACCATCAAGTATCAATTTATAATCATACATTTGATTTAAACTATGTGAGGCACCATCAGTTAAGAATATAGTATTAACCTTTTGAACACCAGAATCTTTTTTGAACTGTGGGACATATTCCATCATGGCGATAATCGCATCATTTAATGGGGTTCCACCCAGCTGATACTGAGAAGGCGGAGAGAGGGGATATCCATCTCTATTCCAATCCCGATATCCAGTATAACGATTTGCGTACATCAACATAGTATGCATCATTTTCATTTCATCAGAAGTATTCATGTTTGAAGTAAACAATTCTAAAAGAGCAAACTTATTAAGTCTAAGATCACCCATCTTAAATCCATTAGCAAATTCTTCATCTCCACGGCAACCACGTTGACCATAACTTCTATAAGCATCACTAAATGCAAGAACAGTAAAGGGGATTTTAACCTTACGGCAGAACCAAATTAGATTGAATAACTGAGCAAGTGTACCTTTAAGATTATCAGCCATTGAACCAGACCAATCAAGAACCATAACCATACCGTGATTAGTTGCACCAGGCATAGTAGTTACTTTTCTGAATATATCATCATTATATTTGTAAGTGTGTAATTTAGACATATCTAAAGAACCTGTTTTAGAAGTGGCGGCACGAGCATACTGATCTGCGGCTTTCTTCATTTCAAATTCTTTAACCATGTAACCAACAGTCTTTTTTGAATCTTCCTTCAAAGACTCTACTTCTTCTAGACACTTATCCCAATACAGAGAGCTGTCAAGACCTTTCTGTTTAACAAAACCACCGTAGAACTCTTCAATAACTGTTTTATTAGAAACAACAATTTTACTCATATCTAATTTAGGAATATTTACATAAGTCCTTTGAGAAGCATGTTTGTCTCGCAACTCATCCATAGCTTTTCCGAAAGCAGAATCAGTGGTTGCTTTTGGAACTCCACCACCAGATTTTTTACCTTCTTTTCCAAGACCACCTTCGGTAGAATTATTCTTACCTTCTCCAGAATCTTCCCCAGAATCTTCCTTATCGTCTACTTCATCTTCATCGGAAGAGTCACTAGAACCATCTTCGGCATCATCATCATCAGACTTATCACCAGAAGTCCCATTATCAGAATCTCCATTTTCTTCTCCTTCACTTTTTTCTCCAGAGGAAGAACCTTCTCCCTCTTCAGAAGTTTCACCAGAAGAAGAACCTTCACCGTCAGAACCACTTTCTGACATTTCTGGGTGATCATCTGTTTCACCAGAGTCACCATCTTCTGGCATATTTTCTTCCATCCACTTATATAATTCTTCAGCAAGATCAAGAACTTCATCAGGCGTTTCAGTATTTGCAGTCCGATCAACCCAGACTTTTTCTTCATCAGTAAATACTATTTCAGAATTACCTTTGAAATACATATTGATTCTATCAATTAAATTCATCTTAGAGATATCTTTACCGGCAGTACCAAAGAAATCTTTAGAAATCAACTCAGAATATCCACGATTCATAACATTGACTAAGCCGGGATACTTACGTTTACCTTTTTTCTCAATACGGGCATCTTCTATGATGTTAACAAAAGAATGATTTATCTTACGTACAGCTGCATTCTCTAACATATCCAAAGGAGTCCACAGTGCGTGACCAATCTCATGACCAACCATTAGGTCATAAATGGCAGGAGTCATATCATCATCTTTCCAAATAGGAAGACCCAACTCTCGTTTCTTAGAATCAAAGTAAGCAGTCTCCATTTGTTTATGGACTACATTAACATCTTCTTCTGAAAGCAACTTTGCAAGGGTTGATTTGTTATTCATTGGGATAACCTCTTTATTTCTCATCATATATACAGAATACACTATAGGATAAGAATTGTCAAGGGCCGAATGCACTTTGAGTGCATTTTGGATACGATTTATTGAATTTTAGTTAAAAGTGTGACATTTATGCAACATTACTATCACGCCGAGCTCGTACCAGATCCTTAGATTTGATTTCTTGTTTCTTTCTTCGTTTAATTGCCATCTGTAGTCTTAGTTTACTGACAAGATCCATGAAGTTTTTACCCTCCATATGATCATATTCGTGTTGGGCGATTCGTGATTCTAATCCACGAAATGGACGTTCTGTAACCTTACCATCCTCATCTTCATATTTGAGAACGATTGATTCTGGTCTTTTGATCTTCAACCACAGGCCTGGATTAGATAAACAACCTTCATCTTCAAAAACGTGTTCTACACTATATTCTAATATCTCTGGATTAAAACAAACCAATTTTTCTCTTTTTTGAAAATCTGAAAACATTATAAAGGCTCTTTCCATGATTCCCATTTGATTCGCAGATAATCCCAGACCATGAAAATTTTCCATAGTTTCGTTTAAATCTTCTGCTAATTGTTTCCTGTCACACTTCTCTGATACTCCAGATAGTGGGACTTGCATTATTGGATTATCGTTTCCTATTATTTTAAATATGGCCATATAAAATGTCCTCCTTGTATTTATCTAACAATTTTAATTTACGTTTTTTTACTTCGTTTCTAAATTCCGTACCTTTAAAAATGCCAATATTAACTTCTTCTCTTGAAAATCCAAGATTTAACATAGGGAACATGTGTGGTAGATAATCATGCGTCAATAGCCCATCAGCATTGTCTTTGATTCTCTTGAAGGCATCAGCTGCATAGGCGGAGGCTTCCTTATAATCCCAATGTTCATTCTTCCATTGATGTATCTTACTACCCCGTTCATACCCATATTTCTCTGCATTCCGATCAAACTCACTTAAAAATACTTTACTGTCTCTATATTTCCCTCTCATCCACTTCTTTGATAGAGATGAGAGAGTTAATGGATTAAAAGAGACACTATCTAATGAAATCTCTTTATTTATTAATATCTGTACCCATTCCTCTGCTGTTTCTGCTGTTTCGTGTGGTAGTCCTATAATAAATGATCCATGTAAGTCTGTATCTCTTCCCCATGATTCCTTTACCTTTTCTAATACTCTACTTATTTTCTCTCTACCTAGTCCCTTACCTATTATCTTCGCCGATGGGTCATGTAGACTTTCAATTCCGAAAAAGGCTGACTTTTGTCCCATGTCCCTAAGAATAGATATTTGTTCTGGAAATGCATTTAAAAGTTCTATTCTGGTATAAGCCCAGAAGTTAATACTTATTCCTGTACGTTCTATAGCTCTCTGTACTGCCCTCAATTTTTCTGTTGTTTCGTTGAAGGTATCATCCATTATTTGGTAATTAGTTACACCCCAAGTATCATAATTATGTTTTAATTCGTTGTATATACTGTCTTCACTTCTAATCCATTTAGGAGATGGTTTTCTACCTAATAATGGAAAGGAACAAAATTTACATTTAAATCTACACCCCCTACTAATTTCTATAGGTAAAGATTCATAAGAATATATTATATCCGATTTATCAAATGTGGGCTTATGATTATGAAAATCATAACCACTTGAATCCGATTCTAAAATTTTTGGATGACCATCCCATTCCCAATTTTTAAGAAAAGTTAACAAGATATCTTCTGATAATCCTTTAAACCAATGATCAATTATTGAATCATACAGTCTTACAGTTGCTGCCGTTTGTTGTCCCTGGCCGCCCACTATAATTTTCATTGGTTGTTTAGTTTTCCACTCATTCAATTTTCTTAGATATTTATCAAAAAGTGGACGGACATCTTTACTACTAAACTTAACCCCAAGTTGACTCCTTATTTTGCGGTTCCTGTTAGTAACACTTAATGGCTGAAGAAAGGTTGTACTAAACCCAATCAGTTTAACTCCTTCAATATTTTCATCTGTCCAACGAAAGAACTCTTCAGTATAATTTTCAAGAATCCATATAAAGTTATCAATAACTTTAACTTTTAACCCAGTATCTCTTAGTACACTAGCAATTTGATATCCACCTAAAGATTTTATAGGTGCAGGATAATTCCCAGAGTGAGATTCTGTAAAATCTGTAAAAATTATAACATCATACATTATACTCTTCCATAAAACTCTGTTGCGATTAGGGGTGTATATTCATCATTAAACAAGTACCAGGCACAGTTATCTTTCCCTGTCATATCACCAAACCACTTAATTCGGCCTATAGAAACTATTTTTCTACAGTTCTGCATATAAGGTTTACTCTGAATAGTGTGCATCCAATCTGCATCAAACAATAGCCATGTAGGACGTTTAACACGAAAATAATCTATCATGGGGTGTAGGATTTTTCTGTTCCAAGGAGGATTCGTTATTATATATTCAGATTCAATCATCTCTGGTTCACCAATTTCATTATAGTTGTTTGGATGTATACCTTCATGTTGTGGTTCTATATCACTAGCCCACATGCAAGTTCCTCCATAATGTTCTAGGTGTCCACATAATGCACCATCACCAGCACATGGTTCTGTAAATGTGAATTTTCTAGGTAGATGTTCAATTAAAGGTGCAACGGCCTCAAAAGGCGTTGGGTAGAAATCCCTTGGTTTTCTCTCAAAGTCACTACGTTTGCCCATTATAAATCTCTACTTCTTTTATTAATGACTGTATCATTTCAACAGATTCGTATGGATACTGACCAATAGCAGTTTCGGCTGCTAAGACTAATCCATCGGCTCCCATTAACAGTGTACTAACCACATCATTCACCTCTGCCCTTGTGGGTGAAGATTTAACGGTCATAGATTCTAATAAGTTAGTGGCGACACTAACAGGAATATTTTTCTCATTTGCTTCTTTAATAATATTCCTTTGGTACATAGGAATTTTTTGTATAGGAACCTGTCTTGATAAATCCCCCCTATCTATAAGGATTTCATCTGTTTCACCTAATATATCATTTAGGTTTTTCACTCCCATTTTACTTTCAATTTTACATATGATATTTGATTTACCACATAGTTCTCTCATCTCTTGAACATCTTCTTTTTTGTTGGCAAAAGATAATGCGAAATTTTCCACACCATGAACACGACCAATCTTGATAGCCTCTTTATCTTTATTGGTTATAGATTCAAACGGTAATTCACGATTAACATCTGACGCCTTATTACTACCAATTACGCCAGAACTTATCACTAATGCTAAACAATGGTCATCTTCTACATCAATAATTTTAAATTTAACACCATCATCATCTACGTTAATTTCATCACCTATTTGAAAATGTTTTACTATTCCTGGCGGATTAAATGATATATTATCATAATCACCAATGATATCATCAAAATGTACTTTGAATACATGTTCGGGGTAAAGAATCTTAATAAATGACATCTTACCATTACGCAATTGTGCGCCTTCACTGTCAATACAAATAGGAACATCTGTCCATTTTTGAATCTTCTTAATAGTGGGTTCAATGTCTGGGATATCGGTATGTGATAAGTTAATTCTAAATAAATCAACCTTATCAGACATACGTGTTACCATTTCTTCGTTTAGTGAAGATGGTCCTAATGTTACAAATAATTTTGTCATGATTCTTTTATGTGACTAAAGTTTTTAATTTTCTCAAATCTAACTGTACTTCTAAATTTATCCACTAACATATCTTGTTTATGACTAATAACAAATACATTTTCTCCGTCAAGAGTATTTAATATTTTTAGAAACTCATCTGTTCCAGCACCATCTAGAGAACTGTCAAAGATTTCATCTAATATCAACAAGTTCGTATTCGTACTGTTCTTCATCTTTGCAATAGCTCTCCAAGTAAAAAGTAAGGCAAGGTCTATACGCATTTTCTCACCTTCACTAAAAGATGCATATATAAATTCATCACGATATCGTGACTTGATGGTCTCGTTAAAGTTCTCATCTAATGTAAAATTAACATAAAACTCCATTGCGTTTAGGTAAGTATTTATTAATTTATTCATGATCGGTAGATATTGTTTAATGATCTTAGTTTTGATACCAGTGTCCATTAACATATTACGAGAAGCTTCTGAATAGGTTTGATCTTCCTTTAACTTTATTCTCTGTTCCTTTAAACTTATTAAGTGTTTCTCCAGTTTGACCAATTCCACCAAATCTGACTGTGCAACTTCCCCACCCTCTAGTTGTGTAATCTCTGCAAGTAGAGTTGTATTAAACTTTTCTAGTTGGAGTATAGAACTATTCTCTGTTGCAATCCTAACCTCATTCTCTCTAATCTTTTCTGCAAAGTTTTGAATCTCAGAAATTCTTCGTTCAGATTTTTTTATCGCAATTTCTAGTTCCTCTAAGGCCTTAGTAAATTTATCCACCTCTTTCTGTTTGGTGGGTATCATTTTATCTGCGTTATCCAATTCTTGTTCACATGTGGGACAAAAATCATTATCTTCAAAGAAACGTAACATCTTTGAATTGGAACTCTTCTTCTCTGTTAAAGTAGATTTAATATCTTTTAGTTTAGAATAATCATTATTTACTTTACTATTATCAGTAATTTCATCCAATAGCATTGTATTACTAGACGTATGCATAGAAACTGTAGAGTTCTTCTTAAAGATTTCTTCCTCATTATTTGTCATAAGTATGGACTTTTCTTTAAGAATATTATCCTTATTATTTTTAACATCCTCTATATACTTCTTCTTCAAATCAACCTTTTCTTCAGTTAATTCAGAATTATATTGAACATCTCTTTGATCTTCTTGTATGGATTTGAGTTTTTGTTTTAACAACATATTCATTAATGAGAATATCTGAATATCAAGAATATCCTCAACAACTTCTCTACGTTGTTTTGACTTTAATTGCATAAAGGGAATGAAGGTAGAACTACCCAGAATAACAACCTGAGTAAAACTACGATAGTTCAACTTTAGGATTTGTTGTTCAAGATATTTTTGGTAATCCCTTGCATTTGCATCTTGGTTATAGAGCTTTTTATTAATATAGATCTCAAATATATTCGGTTTAATACCACGAATAACTTTGACATTCTTAGTACCAATCTTAAACTCTACTTCCACAAGAGAGCCTCCATTATTGATACTATTAATTAATTGACCTTTATTAACATTACGAAAGGGTTTACCAAACAAACCAAAGCACAATGCATCAAGAACAGTAGACTTCCCTGCTCCATTCTCACCTATAATAAGTGTTGTTGAATTTCTGGCTAATTGAATTTCGGTAAAGTTATTACCAGTTGAGAGAAAATTCTTCCACCTCACAGTCTCAAAATGTATCACTGACTATAAACCTTCCTTAACCTTGTTGCAGAAATACGTTCTATCTCAGGATCAAGTCTTTCTTCTTCTATCTTATAACCTACATCTCTACCATAGGTAATGTTCACGATATTTGGAACATCCATAACTTCAAAATCTGTACCGTGTACAAAACCAGCAACCAATAGTTTTTCAATCATATCATTTCTGTCGTGATGACCCTCATTAGTATCACGAACCATTATTATAACTTGTCCAGTTTTTGCATGAGCTCGTTTGAAAAGCTCTGTGTGTCCATCGTGCCAAGGCTGATATCTTCCAAGCATTTGTACAGTAGGTTTTCGTCTATCCATTTTGTTATCCTTAAATCATATTTTTCTGGGGGTTGAAATAGTTTATTTGTATCATCAAATCTCCCCTCTTCTATAGTATCCATCCAAATAATTTTGTCTGGAAAAAAGAAACTTCTAAATCCTGGCAATGGGCATATAAATGCAGAAATGCTTATAGGATCAAGTTCTGATAATTTACGCATACGTGCAGTTTGATGCTCTCTCCTTGGAACAGAAAAATCCCAATCATTATATATGGTTCTTACTACATCAGCATCCCAAAAAGGTATACTAAACTGTTTTCCTATTCTTTCACCCAACCAAGTCTTACCAGAACCAGGCAATCCCATGATTAAAATTTTATGACTCATTGTGCGAACTTCCTTCTCTTGTTTTTCATCACTCCAAGTGGATAACATTATGCAAACTTCTCTTGTAGTTCTGATGCGTCCCAAGTAGATAGACGTATTCTTCCTACTTGCGAACAGAATTTATTACAATCAGACAGGCAACTATCACGGCCCCATGATGATTGTAATTTCTCGTAAAATTCGTCTTTCATTATATCGTCAAAAGTTTTAGTAACCAAAGAATTATTACTTCTTTCTATATTATACTTATGATACCAATTCTGTTCTTTACCATTTTTTGGTTTATTTGGGATATAACAACAAGGCCAGACCCTCTTTAGGAAATCAATATAGAATATATTTCTTTCCTGATATCTACAAGATATCTCATAAGTATCTGGTTTCTTTATATGTTTTTTTGTTTCTGAGGGTTCTAGGATTCCATCTTTCCCTCTATATGACCACTGTTCTCCCATATTATATTTTCTATTACTCTCCACCTCAATAAATTGCCAAAACCCCATGTGCATTGCAAGTTCTCTAGCTTCTGCTACTTGGTGTTCATTGTGTTTGAATTTAATCATTCTCCACATTGCTTTACCACCAGAATCAATGAAGGCCTTTGCGTTGTCTATAATCTTATTATAATCTGCACCCACCCTATAATTCTGTAATGACTTATTACCTACGCCATCTAATGAGAAGAATATCATACTTCTCCTATCTCCCGAAAAGATCTTACCCAATTCACTCCAGTACTTTGGAGTTTTCATGGAACCATTTGTATCTACATGTATTGAGGTGTCAGTGTCTTTTCTCAACCACTTACATATTTCAGAAAACTCTTTTGATGCAAGAGGTTCTGATACATTACCACTAAACCGAATAAGTCTTACAGGATGTTTTATATTCCTATAGGCAACCTTAAAGGTCATTAGAGAAGTATCTATTGTATTGAGAGCTGGTATCTTATGTTGTAGTTTACCATTCTTAATCTCATTCCTAACGCACTGGGGGCACATAAGATTACAGATATTATTGAGTTCCCAATTAACATCTAAAGGTTTTGTAGTATCAAACATTATAATTCTAAGTCTTGAGCCTCATTATATAAAGACTTCATTGTATTTTTTAGTCTATCCTTACTAAGTTTTATATCTAATTCATCAATATATTTCTCAAGAAGACTTAGAGTATCCTCTGTATTTTCTACAATATCATCTGATACATTGTCTGGATCAAATTCTGAGAAATCCTCTATTATTTTTACTTCATGAGTATCTGCACTCAAAAGCCGGTCTACAAATTGATCAAACCCATACAAGTCTTTTTTATTGACAACAATAAGTTTTACATAATGATTTTCATATTGAGATACATCTTCCTTGATATAATCCTTTTCAGTGTCATCATAATATATCTTCTTAAATATAGAGAAAGGATTGATTATTCTTTCTATTTCCCTAGTTGCGGTATCAAATATGTGAAACCCTTTAGGGTCATCACAATCATTCCAATAAATCTCATATGGTGTGCCTAGATAAAATATCTGACCATCATCATTTTTGTGGTGGAAGTGTCCACTGTATACAGTTTCAAATCTCTTGAAGTGTTCCTTTTCCCAACCCTCCATAGAAACTATGTTTCCGGCGTTCATTGCGAAACCAGTAATCTCTAGGTGTCCCATGAGAGTAGTAGCTTCAGCTGTTTTAAGAGCATCCATTGATAAACCATAATTGTTAGCATTTATCCAAGGCATGAATAAAATAGGAAAATCATCAAACTTGACAACTTCGGGTTTAATGTAGACTTTGAATCTGTTACCTACAAGTTCTTCCATAGAATTAACTTCACTCGTATTCTTATAATACGTATCATGATTTCCTATTATAATATGAAAGTCTAATTTAAGTTCCTCAATCCTATCCAGAAATTTCTGTCTAAAATCAGTAGCAGTCTTATATGAAACATACTTACGCCTATCCATTACATCACCCAAATGTATAACTGTGGTGATCTTCTCTTCTATTATTTTTGGAAAGAATACTTCATCATAGAATTTAAAAAAGTAATCACTAAAAAATTGATTATCATTTCTTGCACCAAAATGCGTATCTGTTACTAAGGCAATCTTCAATCTACACCCCGATCTGCTACCTTATCAATATCAGCTTCCATGAAAGTTTCTAGGCCTTTCTTTGGTTTAACATTTTCTTTCTTCTTCGGTTTGTAAACATCCTCATCAGGTAACATAATTAATGGATCAAATCCACCAACCTGATATGTACGATGATCACCTTCCATCACAGTATAAGAAGAAAATTCATTCTTCTCTATCATTTTGTTTTTAACATGAGTTTGTTTCTTTTCCTTTGCTATCCTTCTTAGGAATGCATAATAGATTATTTGAGTAAAGTATGCAAAAGGGTTACTAGATTTCTCAGGATTGAAATTGTTAACATATTGTAAACAGTTTTCAATACCATCAGATATCATTTCTTCACGGTATGTGTAATTAATGAAATTTGGGCGATAAGATAGATGATTTGCTATTTTAAGAAAACACTCACCAATATAATTTGTGGTGGGCTGTTGTTCACCCTTTTCGTCATTTATTGCACGCCACTCTTCTAAAGCTTTAAGAAATGCTTTGTTGTCTACGTAGTGTACACTTTTCTTCCTTGCCATGTATATCTCCTTATACTATTATCTAATATAGTACATATAGAACAAAAAGTCAAGGGACTATACCCATCCGTGGGGTAGTTTTATTATTAATAAGTAAAGGTACTTGACAATCCCCCCAAAACTCTATACACTCAACTATGTTGAGGGGTTAATGAGTTAGCTTTAAGTTAGTGAATAGTATCAGATATCTCTAGTTCATCTAATATATCATCGTATATTTCTTCATCAGTGGGTTCATCATGATGTTCTATACGGTGGCGAACCTCTTCATACTTTACCTCTTGGTCATATACGGGCTGACTGTCTACTTTTTTTAACACATATTTATAATATTTACTTAAACCAATTGATGCCGTTGCAATCGTAATGACTTGAGCTGTATCTATTTCAAATTCATTTTGTTCACTAAAAGGTTGCATCCATCTAGATAAGTTTAAGGACTCTGCTATTCCCCTAGGGGTCATGTGCGTCACCAAATCCATTTTTAAAGGAGAAGAAACTTTAATAGAAAAGTCATCTTCTTGAATAATTCCAATAACACTTTCCCCGTTACTGAGTTTAACTATTCTTATACTTGGATTTGTCATAATTTTACCTTTGTTATTTCGTAATTAAATTCTTCCTGATTGTATATATTTATTCGTTCTGTAAAGTGGGTAAGTGTAAAATTCTGCATATTATTATAAGTCATATCATCTGCTATATCATATATTAAAATGGAATCTTTAGTTGATGATGTACGTAAACCTCTGCCGATTGATTGGAGTACTCTGATTTTTGATTTACTTGGACTAGCGAGCACGATGTTGTTGATATTACGAATATTAATACCAGTGCTAAAAACCCCAAAGCTTGCAACAATGACCGAATTGCTTCCCATGTCAACGAGTTCTCTGATTCTTTCTCTTTCAGATGTAGCTGTTCCTCCATACACAAAGTAGTTATTTCGTTCTCTTCCGTCATTATTTATCCTTTCAAATAGTGGTTTACCATGCTTCTCTACTAACTGAAACAAACATAGAGTATTGCCCCTAAGATGCCGTAGTAAATTACATACGAAATCAAGTCGTTTTTTATTACTGACAATGTAATCCAACTCTCTCGCATAATCCATTCTCCCTCTTATATTAGAATGTTTTAATATTATACATTTAATCTTTAATTGTGCTAAGGTGTTTTTATCAATTAACTCCTTAGTACTTACTACTTTTTCAACTGCACCGAATAGACCTTCTAGTACCAATTTATGTGTATGTGTACCGTCTAGTGTCCCCGTGAGACCAAAGCGATATTTAGTTTGATGCATCTTAGTCATAATACCAGTAAGTGATTTAGCTTTAAACATATGAGCTTCATCACCGATTACGCACCCAAACTGATCAAAATACTTTCTAGGCATCTTGTATATTGATTGCCATGTAGATATTACAACGTCCTTTGTAACCTTGCGATCATGACCCTGATAAACCTTTTGACAATATGTACCAGAACTCCAACCATAATCTTCAAAGTCTGTGTACATCTGTTCTACTAATGATGTAGTGGGAACAAGAATTAATGTTGTTTCCCCCATCATTTGATAATAACGAACTAATGAATATATTACTAACGACTTCCCAGAAGCAGTAGGACTAACAAGAAGAGCCCGATTTCTGGAAATAGCATGGTGTACGGCATTAATTTGGTAATCCCTCGCCTTAATGCTTTTTCCTTTGGTTTTTGGTTTGAGTGATTTGATGAATCCTCTAACCACCTCACGAACAACATTCCGCTCATTTTCTACTCCTTCATCCAAGGTATATTTGTAATCGTTTCTTTCACAAAATTTCTTGATATATGGTAATAGTCCTACATATATCTCACCAGTAGCTGGTGAAAACAATCGTATCTTACCATCCCATATACGATTTCTATAGGTTGGCATAAATTTGAAGCCAGGAACTTCAAAGGTAAAGAACTCTGATAGATCCTGTGAGACAGAGGGATCGGATTCTATCTTTAAGTAAACTTCATTTTTCTTTGATATATGCATTTTGTAATGTATGTGGTTCACCGTAATGACCATTCACCTGTATATTCCATGATACACTCATTCTTTCTTTATCATTAGTTCTAACCCAATGTTGTAACCAAGAAGGAAATATAAACCCAACTTCAGTTACAGAATCAAATTGAATCATACTAGAATTATATATATTGTTTGTCTTACGTCTAGGAACTAATATAGAGGATTGCACTCTAGGGTCAAAGAATTGAATAGGTGCAGTATCACCTTCTGCTTTTAAATAGTATACACCAGATAGAAAATTACTACTATGAGTATGTGGAGGATGATTAGCACCAGCCCGCATTATATTACCCCACATATTAGTGATACAAATCCCCTCATAGTCATAACCAAGGTCATCCAATATACCTTTAGTGATTTTAAGTATACCATCTCTAAAAGGCTGAAAAAAGGACAGTACATGCAAATCATCAGATGTCTGATAGAGGTCTTTATCCTCTTTATTTGTTTCTATATACATTTTCATTTGCAGTAGGTCATGATCATTTAACCCGTCAACTGAGAACTCATGAACTAGTGTTGGAAACATTTCATGTCTTTTTACATTATCCAAGATATTATACTCCATCTGATGCCCTTGGTAACTTTACTTGCTTCATGAGGAAACATAAAGTTAGAAGGGAACATAATTGCCGAACCCTTCTTGGGGGTAAATAATTTGTCTGCTACGTAGAATTCACCACCCTCATAATCATCATTCAAATATAGAAGGGCAGATACTTGAGGATATCCATATTGTTGGCCATGACTGTGATGAATGTTGTCTACGTGTTTAGACATAAATCCGCCTTCGGAGTATTTATTAAGACGGAAATCTGTCATTCTTTGTGCAGAAAAGAGAGGAAAAGTTGAGGAGTATTGTTTGATACAATATTCAAAGGCTGCTTTTAAATGTTCATAGTGGAAGTGATGTTTAGACCGAATCCAAACTTCATCCATTTGGACACGTTTTTCAGAGGTATCAGTTCGTCCTTTATGACTTGAATATGAAGATGGTTCAAAAGTCCAAGGATGATTTATCACATCATCACACAATACATGAGGTACTACATCTTCATAATACCCAATGTATTCACCAACATCCATTTAAAACCAACCCATAATCATTTTACCTTCTTCTGATACCATGTCCATAGAAAAAGGTGGATCAAATATTAGATTTCGTTCAACAGAAGTTACACCCTCTACACTTTCAATTGCATCAGTAATACTTTTACAGATTTCTTCTGCAAATGGACACATCATACTTGTAAGTGAATGTTCACATAATACTGACCCATCTTCTTTAACTTCTAGTGTGTAGATTAATCCTAGATCGTAAATGTTGACACTAGGCATCTCTGGGTCAAACACACATTTTAGTTCAGCTATAACTTGTTCTTCTAATGACATTAAACCATTCCTGCTTCAAACTTCTTCCACTCAGTTGCGTTACGAATATCCCATCCACGATTATCAATAGATTTAATAACACCCTCACAATATTTTATTAACATTTCATAATAACTAATCTTGGTTTGTAATTCTAGAATTTCATCATCAGATTGTATATACATCATTAGGTCATTTTTTAGGACTCTAATATCAAATGGTTTTGCAGCATACACCTTTGCATCTGCTTTACCACCATAGTATTCCCATTTCTCACGATACATCCTTTGATGTTCTGCTTTTCGCATCATGAGAAGTTGTTCATATTTTGTTCTATGGTCTAGCCATTTTGATTTTATTTTTTGATTTTTGAAAGATTCTTGATCAAGTCTCTCATGATTCGTGATAGTAAGGTCTGTTCTTGCTTCGTTTTGTAGTTCTTCTAATTTCATTATATACTCTTCAAAAGTGTGCAAAGGGAGGAGGTTTGCTCTCGTATCTTATATATTGTCTCTAAGACAAAAAATTGATAGACTTGTTAAAGCTTAACCTACCTGTCTGCACTAATGTATTTATAAATTCCTAAATTCATAAATTTGATATTGGAATGTTGCACTCGTACTAATATATGTAACATCAGTAGCATCTTGGGTATATCCTAGTCCACCCAATGAAACAGGATATGCATCATGAAAATCTAGTTCTAGGATAGGGTTATTTTTATTGGATAATATTGTTACATACATATCTGAGAATAACGCATTGGCAGGTGTTGGTGCTTTTACATCACCAATATCAGAACTAACACCCCTTGTGTTTGTTGGAGTATTTGACGTATTAGATCTAAAGTCACTAAACTGTTGTCTAGATTTAGGAAATCCTATTGCAGTCATCCATTCATGTAATGAACGATAATTCTCCAGATACTCATCTACTATGAATTCTATAGTAAGAGTATCATAAGTTATAGTATCACCCATAACTGGAATAGATTTGAATGGGGTAGGAAATATGGCATCTCCTAGATTAATTCCAGGCAAGTTTACAGCTGTAGTAAAAAACTCTACCTTCGGTAATTGGTGTACACCAAATTTGAATTGTGTTGGACTTGCATAGTCTAACTTAGTTGGTTGTCTGTCATGTGCGCCTGCCATGTATATCTCCTAGCATTACTATTTATAACAAAAAAAAGGGAGAGCAAAAAGCTCTCCCTAAGTTCTCGTAATTCCCTTATTTTACATAAGGTTAGCGACCTTAACTCGGCGATACCAAGAGTTGGTATTTGCATCCAGTGAAGCATCGGTATTAACCGTGTCACCAGCTGCAACTGCACCAGCAGCTGCGAACGGATTAGCAGCAAGACCATAACGGGTCTTAAATCCGATTTTTGGTTGAAAGGAACTTTCACCAACCGCACGTACCATTTGAAGAGGCACATATGGGCAATAAAAGAAACCTGCGTCATAAGGTGAAGTACCTTTATAACCACAAACATAATACTGACTAGCAGAAATGTTAGCGGCATATGGGTCAACATAAACCTTAAAGCGACCGTTCATAACACCAGCAAATGTCGTTGAAGTATCATCAACATTCAAGTTGTTGTTAAGAGCAGGAGTGTAATCAAGTACACCAGCCATTTGTAGTGCAGACGCAACGTCGGCGGAACAAATGATCATGTTACCTTTACCCCTACGAGTCCGTTGACCAATAGCATTGGCATCACGTTCAATTGCGAACATAAGACCTTTGAATTTTTCAACTGACCAACGACCATTAGAGTCGGTGTCTAAATCAAAAATACCGGCAGTTGTCGTATTGATCTGAGCACCAGCTTCTGCGGTGATGTACAGGGAACGAACAACTTCACGATTGATTTCTGCAAGAATTTCAGAACTAAGAATATTAGCAAGTTCTGTTTCTGCGTCAAGACCATGAATTGCTTTCAAGTCTTGAGCAAGTTCCATTGTGTACTCTGCTTTTAGAGCACGGGAAACCGCAGTAACCGTGGATTTCTCAATTGAGAATGCCATTTCTGAGAAGGCGTTAGCCGCAGAGTCACCCAATGCTTCTGCTTGTGCAGTAGTCATACCAGTTGCAGAAACATAAGTTCCAGCAGATGGACTGTCATTTAGGACAGCAGGGTTAGTCTCGGTTGCACCAACATCACCACCACCGATAGTACCGGCTTTATTTTGGTTAGAGATATCGGGCATTGACTCATCAACAAGTGCTTCTGCACCGTCTTGAGAGATGAATGAGGAACGCATAGCAAAGATAAGACCAGTTGGTCCTGTCATTGGTTGCACACCGCAAACGTCATATGCAATGAGATTAGGCATTGCACGGCGAACTAATGAAATTAGGATTGGATCCCAAGTGTCCATTTGTCCACCAGACATAGCGTTGACAGGAGCAGTTTCACTAAGATACTGATGATCCTCCCGCATGGCTTTTTCTTGGTTTTCCAAGATAATAGTAGTAACAGCTCGCTTGTATGAATCCTCAATCTTTGGTAGATCGGGGTGTTCAAGGACTGGCTGCCACTTTTCCTGTAGATGTTCTGTCTGAAACATTGTTGTTTCTCCTTTACTTTTATTACATCTATTTATAAAATGTTAACTAGCACGAGCCTTTGACTGACTAATAGCATTCAAATAACTTGACATACTTTTAGAGGTGTCTACGTCCTGTGCGGAGCCGTCAGCATCATTATCTAGGTCATCACTTGCGGATGGTTGAGTTTTTGGGAAGTAACTTTCTTTAAGAGTGTTTAATTTCTCTTTGAAAGATTCTTCGTTAGAAAATTCTACATCTTGAGTTAGTGACTTAAATTTTTCAACTTCAGTATCGGCTAAATCTTCGGAAACCTCGGAAATAACCTGTTCACGAACCAATGAATTATTGGATTCTTTGACTTCCATACTTTTGGAAATCTCAGTATTCAATTTTTCTTCTAGTTCGGAAATTTTCTCAGATTGAGCTTCCAGAACATCGTACTTTTCGTCTGGAACATCAATGTAGTGATCTTCAAATAATTGTTTTAGACCAGAAATGAAATCTTCTGCGATTTCACCTTTAAGACCACGTTCTATTGCTAGTTCGTTTTCTTTAGTCCACTCTTCAACAACATAGTTGAGATACGTGTCTACTTTCTCAGTAAGTTCGTCTTTGAAAGTATCCATTTCTGTTAGTTTTTCAGAAGCAACTTCTTCTATAATTCGTTCTACTTCAGAACGAACTTTAGATTTAACTGCAGCTTCAAAGATCGTTGCGGCTTTTTCTTTGAATTCTTCGGAGAGAGAATCATCGGAACTCATCAAAGCATCAACGTCTTCTTTAACGTCAATCTCTTTAATTCGTTTTTCAACTTCTTCTTTCTTCGCAGCTTCAATAGCCTCTTGATCCCGAATTTCTTCTTCGTCATCATCTTCATCTTCTTCTGAAACATCAACAGCACTGTGAGAAGAATACATTTTCTTAATCTCAGTAGCAGTCATTTTTTCAAATACAGCGAGATGTTCCGCTTTAGTTCTTGGGGACTCAGAAAGGTCTTCACCGTCATGATCAACCTCATCACCAGCTGCGATATGATCGGCAGTGGTATTAGAGGCTTTCTTACGAGGATGAACATTTTTACCCTGAGCAGGAGCACCTTTAATATTGGTATCTCCTGTAGAGCGTTTTGAATTCATCTTCTCATCTTTTTCGGCATCTTTCTGTTGTGCGTCTCCAGAAACTTCCTTTGCTTTAGCAGCAACGGATTTAGCGGGAGCGGAAGACTGTTCACCATCTACCACAGCGGCACCAGTGTCTTGTCTCTCACCCTCTATTTTAGAACCTTTTTCAGAAGGTAAACTTCCCTTTTTGGGAGCATCTGCACCAGCTTCAGCTAGTTCGTCATTTGCTTCCTCAAGTTCAGCAATTACTTCTGCCTCAAGTTCCTCTATAGTCTTGTCTAATTCATTTGCGTCAGACATAGGGGGATCTCCTTTTTTATTCTAACTTCCTTATTTGTTTATTTATAAATTACAACATTTTGAGGAATTTGGCGAACTCCAAAGCTTCGTTATTCGCCTCTTTATGACGCTTTTTAACGTCAATTCGTTTTTTCATATCCGCAAGTTGAGCTTCTACGATATTTCCATGATCCCAGACCCACTCTTTTCCCTCCATAATACCTTCTACAAAGGCATTAGGAGCAGATGGATCTGCAACTATGTCAGCTGCTGTTGCGAGATAGAAATCATCTCTTACATAATTCGCACCGTTTTTTGATTCTAAACTACCCATTCCTCTTGAAGAAACACCTAGTTTTGCACCCTCGTCCATTAAACTTTTAACTATCTTACCCATAGGTGTGTCCATTATCTTAGCTTCACCAACAAAATTCTTACCATTAGGGGTTAAACTTGTAATCATGTGGGAAACTCTCTCCAGATTGACCGTTGGGCCGTCTGGATGTCCAAGTTCACCAAATGCACGTTTCTCTTTAATAAAATTCTTATTATACTTATCAACCTCAGTTTCAAGTATTTCCATAGGATATACACGACCATTACGGTTCTTAATGTCCGCTTGCATGAAAATACCTTTAATCTTATAACTTTTCTTTCCGTTTTCCTTTTCTTCTACTAAATATTCGCAGCTTTCTACGGATTCGGATATTAATTTTAGTGTTTGCATGACTTTAATCCCATATTTCGTACTTAATTGGTTGTTTCCTCTTAGAGTTAAAGATGAAATCCCTTAAATGGTGTTTTTTACGATTAACACCCTCTTGGTTGTACCCTATACCCATTAACAATAACGGTTTTTCCTCTAAGTTTGCAATTTGTTTAATTGCTTGTGCATCAAAACATTGACAACACCCTGTTCGGTATCCCAATAAAGAGGCAGTTAAGTTTAAATAACCAGTTGCAATACCTACTGCGACCTGTCTATCTCTCTCTAACTCTTTTAATTTCTTTTCATCCCACTTACCTGTCTTAATATAACTTAGTGTAGCGGCATTTCTGTGCAAATCATCTGTTAAATCATTAGTAAAATCATAATTTTCAAAAATTACCAAGAGGTTTGCGAGTGTTTGAGGATTTGTTTCGTATCCTACAGGGTCACCTTTCTTTCTCTTAGTACTAAATCCTTCTGTGTGAGTATGAATTTCTTCAATAACATCACGGTCTTGTATAAAATGTACCTTATAAAACGCAATATTTTGTTTACTAGGACAGTTTGTTACCGAATGTAGTAGAGTTTTTACATCATCCTTCGGTATTTCTTTAGTCAAATCCCAATTTCGTTGGGTATGTTGACTTTTAATTACTGCCTTTTCTATTTCAGTGTGCGTATACATTATATTTAGTCTATCCTATACTTCTAATATCTTCTACTACATGGCGCATATCACCATCTATTGTTGCTTCATACTGTATTGGAGCAGACTGTTTTAATCTCTTTGTATCTTCTTCTGAGATATCTACAATAGTACATCCATTAGCTACCGCATCGTCTTCATATTTCTTACAATCTTCCAGTGACCATTTTCGTTCTATCTTTGCAACCTTCTTAGCTGCAATAGTAAATGCTTCTTGTTGTTCAGAAGTCAAACTGTCAAATAGTGGTTGTCCTATCAAGATGGTAGTAAGAAACATACTATGATTAGATTTAAGTATATTCTTACCAGAGAATCTAAGATACGTTGTTTCTACTGCACCTCCATTAGAAGCTGATTCTTTAATTTCCTGAATTTTTTGATTCATTCGTGGTTTTGCTACAGCTCCAACATCACTAAATAATCTATCGGTATTAGGAGTTGTAACTAAATCTAATCCTTTAAGGTCATCCAAAGATGTTATTGGATGGTCAGACCCGATAATACGGTATCCACCACTATAGGTAAATCCTAATCCCCTAACTCCACTGGTATCCCGACCATCTTTCTTATGGGTTGTAGAAGCCCATTCTCCCAGATGTAAGGTATCCAATAATTTCTGTCCTATAGAACCATCTAATGATTTTGTTACATGGTCATGGTCTTTAAATAAGAAGGGCAAATCTAAAAGAGAAAATCGTCTGTCAAGATGTCTACCAATAACAGTAACTTGAGTTTGACTCATATGAAATTTTTGTTCTCTAAGTCCTTGCCAAAATGCCGACCATTTCTTTCTGACATCCTTCCATTCAGAAGGAATAAACAACTTCTTTCTACCTTGGGGCATTTCCCAAGTTTCAAGAGATGTCTCTGCTGGTTTTAATCCTAATTCGGGAATATCACCATATTTCTGGATATACTGTCCCATCATTAAAACCTCAACCTCAAACTGCCCAGGAAGTAACTTATCTAATTCCTTGGCAAATGCTTTTGCAGTTCGTACAAAGAGGTATGCCGGTTGGTGGGCAATTAACCATCTTAAAACAACAGGATTACTCATTCTAACATCCTAAGTTATATTATCCCATCCAGATACTTTTTTCATACGTAACCAGACTGTTCCTACAGATGCAGAACCATTTGTCAGTTGTACATCTCCTGTGACACCACTTCCTCCATTATTGGGAATAGACGGCATACCATCTCCGAAACCTACTTTACCACTTCCATTTAAGGACAGTGCAGCAACATTTGTTGTTGCGTCCCATTCTATATCTGTTGTTGATGAAACTGACCATGCAATACCAGTAATAGTAGTACGTGGATCGGTTGCGGCACCAGCTGCATCCGAAGCATCAAAAACACTAGCAGAACTGTTAGTTCCACTAGTAGTAATTTTTAAAAAGTATTCAAAATCGCTATCCACGATCTCTTGTAATACTACGGCCATTGTTTAACTCCTATATTGATAACATCTCTTTCTCAAAATAACCCAGAAGTTTCTTCTCAGGAACCTTGTGTTTTTTAGATACTTCTTTTATTGTTTTTTCAAAACTATTTAGGAAATCTGTAGGTTTAGATTCCATCTTTTTAAAGATATCATCAACGGCGTTCCGCATCTTAGGAGATAATCGCTTATACTCCTTAGATTTACGATGTTCGTCCTTCTCTACAACTGAATTTTCATATAATTCTAAAAAATCAATCATTCCTGTTCTTTCTCTGTATCAGGAGCATCCCTCATATCCTGTGCTTGTTGAACAAAGGTTTTTGCGACATCTCCTCTTTTAAGTTCTAAAGTAGCACCTACTTTTGTTACTATAGCTGTTGTAAATGCATCTTTAGCACCTATATTATCTCCATCAGAAACTTTATCTACAAATTCTCTACTCATTGTCATCTTCCTTTTCATCATTATTCTTTTTCTTTGCGAATGGATTTCCTCCACCATTTGCTGGAGCAGCTGGTTCGGGTTCTTCATAATCCGGCATATCAGGTGGTTTGATAACTTTTCCATCACCATCCTGTGGATAACGAGTAACACCATCACCACCGTCTGGCATGTCAATTCCACCATCTTCAACATCCATATCAGCTTCTTTCTTGATTTGGTCTTGCATCTTAGAAACATCACCATCATTCATACGTAATACTTTCTCCCAAACAAATTGTTTACTGAAGAATGTACCCATATATGATTGTATAACGTCCATAGTTTCCAATCTTTCCTTTAGAAGTTCTGCTTCTTTTAACTCTGTAAAGTGACCATCCATTAAGAAATCATACTGTAGATGTTCTTTAATACTAGTCCAATCCTCGTTTGCAATGATACCCTTCAACAATAACTGGGTCATAAGAATATCAGTGAATAGAGGTACGAATTTCTTACGTATTCTCTGCACAAACTTAGTGAATTTTAGTTCATCTCTGGTAATTTCAGTAGATCGTCCAAGGTTAAATCCCGATTCAGATTCTAATCTGGATATAGGTACATTCAAGGAACGGTATAGTTTCCTTTGAAAATACATAATATCATCTATTTCACCTAAATTCTGTCCACCAGGCAGAGTAGTTATCTCAGTTCCTCTACCACCTTCTCTTCGTGGTAACCAGAAATCTTCAAGCATTGACATATGATTTCTGTCATCTCGTATTTCACCAGTTGTTGCATCATACACCAACTTATTACGATATCGGTTCATAACATCTTTTAGATACTGTTCTGCTTTAGCTTTTGGTAGATTACCAACGTCAATGTAGAAGATACGTCTTTCTGGAGCTCGGGAGATACGATAGATAACTAACGCATCTTCAATCATACGTAACTGATTGACAGATTTTATAGCTTTATGTAAATATGAACGAACTGCGCCATTATTCCCATCAATCACACCAGATGGAACATAGGTAATAGAATCCTTTGCAATTTTAATACCCTCTGAGGTAGGTGAACCAGATTGTATTGAAAGTCCCTTTTCATTGTAGATATAGTATTCAGTAATCTTTCGTACCATATCAACACCAGTTTTAGCATCAACTTTCTTATCTAACTCTCTAACTTTTCTAATTTTCATAGAATCTATCCAACGTAATTCGGTAATACCCTTACGTGGATCATTAATGTCTATAACTTTGTGATAGTAGACCCTACCATCTACATACCATCTACGGAACACATCATGGCCTCTAGTATCAAAATCTAAAAGTCTTAATACCTCACCAAATTCGTGTCTAATTTTTCTCTTAATTTTCTCAGGATACGGTAATCCATCTAAAACTATGGATACAGCTTGATCGTTTTCATTTGCAACGATAGATTCATTTACTATATCTTCAATTGCAGCATCACACTCAGGTTGTCCTGCAATATCCCTGTACCGTTTAATAAGGTCAATATCAGACCGCTCACGCCCATCAGTGTCTAGGACTTGACCCCAGAAACCACCTCCGGCAACATCAATAGTGCCATCTTGAGGATCAGGAGCAGTAAACGTCTGCTCCTTCTCCTGTTCTTTTACCTTAGATAAACGGAACCCAAAAAGTTCTGCCATTATATATTACTCCTACTGTCTATATCTATTTAGTAGGTCTAGAAGTTCACACCAGAAGCTTCAAAGTGTTGATATCTCCAACTTACATCAAATGTTTCTATCGTATCCGCTGTAGCGTTACTCAATTCAATAACAGTAATTGCCGTTGGCCAGGCACTCTTGAAAATATAACTTTTCAAAACAGTGTCATCCCTGTCCAATTGTTCTACTGTTAGATCTGATTGATAATCAGCAGGAGATATTACACCAGTATTGTTAGCAAGATCATTAATACCGTTAGACCACCGTTCCATAGCGTTACGGATCATAAAGTCCGTATCGTTGTAGAAAGTAGTAGTCCAAGTTTCATCAAATGTCCTGTCTCCAGCAATATAGATATTCCGTCCACGAAACGGAATAGGAATCTCTGCTAAAGATTGTGCAGGAAGATTAGATGTCGTACATAGAAAAGAAGTTCTACGGACATCTAGTCCTATTGCAATACCAGGCGGTGGTGTAACTGTTACTCTAAACTGATTAGCACGAGCACCACCACCAATTAGATTTGCTTTAAAGTCATCTATATTAGCCATGGTTATCCTCCTACTTCACTAAATGCAACACCAGTTCGTGTGGCGATGAAATTTAGTGTGATAAAGTTAATTGCACGAGCTGGTTTGATGTAAATATCACCAATAAACTCGTTGCGGTCAATAACTTCACCTGTGTTGTTTGTTGCATCAGCGACTACCTTAAAATCATAGATACCTCTGCGACCTTGAACGTCCCTCAAGAAAGGTTCTACCATGTTTCTAAACTGAGCTCTGGTGAATTCATCGTTGAATTCAAAGAGTTGATATTTAGAAGCAGTTGAGATTGCTTTCTCTAGTACCAAGAACAATCTACGCACGTTAATGCGATCAAATGCACTAGGTTTGGCTAGAGCAGTTTTATCTCCAAAGAGAACCACACCTTGGCCTGGGAAGTTAGTTACTGGATTAATCCTTGAACGATAAAGTTGGTCTCTTTCACTGTTCTTAGGATTATATGCAAGTTTAATTGCACCTCTTATATTTCCACGATTAAATCCAGCTGGGGAATACCAAGGATCGGCAACCTTATCTGCATTTGCACAAAGACCGGCGATATCACCGTTCAAAGGAACATAACGATAAACATCTGCATATTTGTCGTACATGTATTTGTATCCACTGTCATATACGATATATGAAGAGGATGGCAAAGTATCAAAACCGTTGATAACATTTGCGGTCTGTGAGATGGAACTAGAAACATTAACTACTGCGGCACGATATGGTGAAATAAATCCTACACAATCTTTGCGGTCTTCGCAAAGGTCAGTAACCATTGTTCCATGTGTGTCCATACCAGCTTGAGTATCAGCTACACCACCAGAGGGTCCAGATAATACCAAGTTAATATCTAAGGTTTCAGTATCTTTAAATAAATCATAACCAGCACGAAGTTCACCATTAGTAACAGAATAATCATCCGTACCACCAGTAAGAGTACCAGCGTCTACTAGTGTTACAGCAGTATAGTCAGCAGTAACATCAGTTCCCCAATTGGAACCAGCAGAAATATGATCTGTCCAGTAAATCCACTGAGATTGTCTAAAAATTATATCTGGGTAGTAATTAGAACCACCCTGAGCAGTTTTAGAAATTGGGTTTTTTGACGTATTATCATATGTTTCAATTACTGAACTAGTTCTCTGTCCAGCAACATCATTCTGATAACCAGTGATATCACCTGTAGCGTCATAAACTGCAACATGCAGTTCATCGTTACTTCCACGACCATTATTAGTTGCCCACTGGGAAGTCCCAGGCGCACCGGCGAAGAGATCATAAAATCTCCAACGTCTGCGTATAAACGAATTATCGGGAATTGCAACTTTCAAACCTTGACCATTTGGATCGTCTTTAAGACGAATGGTTAAGGCATCGGTAGCAATCGCAGTAACTTCATATTCATTACCTTCATCACCAGAGATATGTGCAAAAGCAGTGATATCAGAAGATGAATCGGCACTTGAGAATGAAATTAAATCACCAACATTAAACGCATAACCAACAGAATCAGCATCGTCCACAGTGACCGTAGTGTCACCAAGGGTTGCAGCTGCATCATCAACGAGGTTACTTGTTCCCATGTGCTGTTCATATGAAGTAGCACTAGGACATAAGGAAACTCCAATAGAGTTACCCCAAGTACCAGCACTACGTGCAGCCCATTCACCATGAGAACCTTGTCCCCCAGAAAATGAACCATTATAGTGGTCATCATCACGAATGAGAATACCACTATTTGCACCAGCATTTAATATTGCACACTCGGTACGAACAACTTTCAATTGATCGGAGTATGTTAAAAAGTTTGCAGCAGTAAACCACCACTCAAAGTTTGAACCTTGAGGTTTACCAAATATCTGCACTAAGTCCTGTTCACTACCGATTGTCGTAACTGACGAAACTGGACCTCTTTCAAATGGTCCTGCTATTGCACCAACGGTGGTGGCAACAGCCGGGACTATGTTTGTGAGGTCAATTTCACGGACATGAACGCCAGGAGAAGATAGAAATGACATGTTATTACTCCTTTAAATTGCGAGTCTTTTGTATTGTTCATTGATATTTATAAAAATAAAGTTCTTAAAACCCACTTTTATAAGTGTTAAAACATATAAATAAACGTATGGTAAATGCTCATTATGAAAAATATAAAGACACTATTAAGAAGTGTGCGAGAAGAAACTACCGCAAAAGGATAGTATTACTTAATGAGTTCTTAGCCGATAAACACTGTAAACATTGTGGAGAAATGGAGACTGTGTGTCTCAAATTTTACCCACATGACTCAGAAATCCGAAAAATTACAAAGAGAGTTGGAATTAGTGATGAAAGTCGTACTGAAATCACTAAATTAATGAGCGATTCCATCATTCTTTGTTCAAATTGTTGGATTAAATTAGATAATGATCTAATTGAATTTATATAGAAAGAGAGAGGAAAGACATGAATATATTAAAAGGGCTTATCTTCGTCCTAGCACTAATGATTCCCAATACATTGTATGCCTTAGAACTTGGTACTACAAAAGGTACTGCAAATTACCAAACGGGTATCGCATTGTCAAAAGTAATCACACAACATGGAGTAAAAATACACCCTGTACCACATAGAGGAACTAATATCTACACAGAACGAGTAAATGTTGGTAAATTAGATTTTGCTATTGCGGGTGCATATCATCTATATTGGGCAAGGACAGGGACAGGCCCAGTTAAATATCCCCATAAAAATCTTCGTTTTGTAGCTAATCTACAAAACTTTAGAACCACATATGCAGTTAGAAATAATTCTAACATTAAGACTTATGAAGATTTAGAGGGTAAAAGAGTACCTTCGGGATTTGCAGGAGCACCATCCTTTCATTGGATGATGGAAGCAAATCTAGCAAACGGTGGGTTAACTTGGGACGATGTAACTCCTGTGCCTGTTACTTCATTACCAAAATGTTGGGCTGGTCTTCAAATTGGTACTATTGATGTTTGCACCTTTGCAATAGGTTCTGGTTCTGCGAAGAAATTTAATATCCTAACTCCAGGCGGTCTGAGAGGTTTAAGTTCAAATATCGGTCAAAAAGAACAGGATATGTTCAGAAATTGGAAGGGAGTAAGTATTGTTACTCAAAATCCTTCTGATAACTTATCTCTAATAAGGGGTAAAACTAGAGTCACGCAGTTTTCATATCAGCTTTTCACAAATAAAGATGTGCCTGTTGATGTTGTAAAGGATGTTGTTCTTGCACTATACGAGGGAGGAGAAGACTTTCAAAAGTCCTCTGGTTTCACTAAGTCCTTTAAAAAGGAAAACATGAACAAGAATGTTACAATTCCTATGCACTCAGGTGCAAAGAAGGCTTATAATGAACTTGGACTTTCTGAATAAGCTACTAACTGTACTACTTCTTATTGGGGTATCTAACATAGATTTCTATGTTGGGTATCCCTTTATGGATGAACAGTTATACTTTTTATTACTTCTTGTTAGTTTAAGCTGTATATTTAATAATATACTACTAATTCTAGGAGGAATTATATTATTCTTTGCATATCCCTACTTATCTGAATATGCTCTTTCAGAAGTAACGACCTTACGATTACTCGCAATACCTTTACTATCACTTATTTTCTGGAGTTTGTATAGAACCAGTGGTAGGGGGTTTGCAATTATTTTTGGTCTATTCTTATTATACCCATTTTTAGTATATAATCCAATAAAGGCACTTGACATTTTATCATTCATCGTAATTGATAATACTGCTATGTTAGGTATCGCAATGTATATAATATGTGGTATAGTGTTTATGTTTGTTATATTTGGACAATTAATGGTGCATATTGGTCTGATTGATAAGTTAATGTATTATATTACCAGACACATAAAATCCCCTGCTAGGGTTGCAATTATGTCCTCTGCCGTGTTTGGTAGTGTATCTGGTGCAGCAGTATCTAATGTTATGAGTACAGGACAACTTACAATCCCTCTCATGATAAAATGCGGTTATTCTAAAGTTAAAGCAGCTGCATATGAAGCAGTCGCATCTACTGGAGGACAACTCATGCCTCCAATTATGGGTGCAGCTGCATTTCTTATGGCAGAAACTCTATCTATATCATATTGGGAGGTTGTTAGGGTTGCGATAATACCTTCACTCTTATTCTATTCTATATTACTTTTAACAGTACCCAAGGAAGAAAAAAAACACAGCCCGAGGATTATAAAAAAACGACTTCGGTATCCCCCCCTTGGTCAATTGGTGCTTGACACGGGTAATATAATGTCTGGACTAATAATTTTAGGCGCAGCTATAGGTTTAATCATAGGAATAATGGATCAAACTGGACTATCTTTCCATATTTCAACTTATATTATAGAATTATCGGGGGGAAACTCCTTTTTATTACTTTTACTCACTGCAGCTCTCTGTATAGTCCTTGGAATGGGTATGCCAACGGTATCAACCTATCTTATTGTTAGTGTTGTCGCAGCCCCTGCATTAGTAGAATCAGGATTTACTGAAATATACGCACATCTTTTTGTATTATATTATGGGTGTTTATCTTTAATAACTCCACCAGTTGCAATATGTTCTTTTGCAGCTGCAAAGTTAAGTGGTGCAAATCCTATGGCAGTCTCATTAGAATCTGTATATATTGGGTGGCCGTTATTTCTAGTTCCATTCCTCTTTATAATGATGTAAGAAACCTCTCCAATCGTATTGTTCTATATTGTCTTTGGTTAGTATAGAACCATCATCCAGTATACCCCAAATTCTGTATGAAGATTTATCTACAACTCTATTTACAAGGTGTTGTCCTCTCAGAAGACTTATCACTTTACCATGACCATATGCATATTCTTTATCCTTAGTGAATTTGTATATATGGTCACGTAAAGGCATTTTGTAAGTTAAATAATGTTCGTGTTTCATATCATTAACGCAAATGTAAGTATCTGGGTTGTTTTCATCCATATTCCCAAATATAGTTCCACATGCTTCACGCCATCCTTTTCTATGTTGATTGACCGCCCACTTCTCCATAGGGGGTTGGACATAAATCGGCAAATGATTACTCATATCCATTTTATCTCCCTCCCATTCGTAAATATATCTCAGACTTCCTACACACCACTTCTGTTTTCTTTTCGCTTCCCAAGTTTCATAGATTTGTTGGGGCGAAGTTACATATATGTTTGCAGATTTTCCATTACCGTTAGAACCAAACACTTCATCTGCTGTACCACAGGGACATAGTATATGTTTATCTGGTGATGCTTCTTTAAATACATCGTGTGTTGTGTTGATTGTATGGTCTAAATGTTTTACTACTTTATCGTAATAGTCCTGATATTCCGTACTATGTCCAATAATAACATGAAGTTGTTCGGGACATACCTCATTTAACGCAATAAGAGCTGCCGTAGAATCTATACCACCAGACCAAAAGAAATCTATAGTCTTTCCTGTTGATGCAAGAATTTCAGCAGATGCTATCAAAACATCTGTTATATCTAAATTTTCTACTTCGGGGTAATGTTTGTATTCTAACCACGGCATGTTCAGAGATTTAACAGAACTATTAAATGTATATTGTTGTTCAGTATCTCTGTTTAGAAGTACACCACCATCAAATCCCATTTCATGTAAGGTAACTCGCTCTTTTCTCCAATCCTGCCATAAATGTTTTATTTCGGGATGTCCTTTGAAAAAAAGGTTATGGGATTTATTGAAGTTATAATAGGCATTAGGGCCTGTCCAACTTTCTTTGATGTTGTCTTTAGATACTCCAAAATGAGAATAACTTTTTTCTCTCATATATTTAATAAATGGCCGTCCATAGAAAACCAACCGATACTTATCCATTACGATTCTGTTTCAGATCTCTCTAAGTCAATGTTATTTGATACGTTGTGCGTGTCTCTTGCATTTAACATAGACTGTACAGTTTCATCCTCAACCCAATCATTCTTTGCATCTTGGTTAAGAAATGAGTAGGTAACAGTTTTAACCAAACCATCATCTGATATGGATTCTCCAAGACCACCTATTTTATAGACTCTTTTACCAGTGTCTATAAAATTAGTTTTAAGATATGCTGTAACATCATCTGTCAGAGAATGCCAAGCTGTATCGGTGTTTGGTCTAGTGAGTTTTATTGTTCCATTTATTGCCATTTTAATTCTCCTACCAATCGTTTTTGTAGCTTCTAACTACTGGTGACCACTTAGTTCCATATTCGTCTACCATTAATCCTATATTTTCATCTTCTAAACCAGTAACAACGAAACCAAATGGTGCCATGTCCTGTTCCATTGCATATTGGTTTTCTGCAATCATTTTCATTCGGACATCTAAATTAGTTAATTCCTTAAAGTACGTTTGGTCTGTAGCCCATGCAAATAGAAAACCACATGAAACTAAATCATCAGTACAACCATCGTCAGCTTCCCACGATTGTCCTTTCACTATAAAGGTAGATAATTCATTAACAAAGTCGTAATCCTCTATAATTAATTTATCATCCTCTACCATTTGTTTTAGATTGGAACAACCAATCTTCTTTGTTGCCTTTGTAGTTCGTACACCTAATTGAGCTTTACCCCCACTGAAACCTCCACCAAGTACCTGTCCTGACCTTCCACGCATACTTGTCATGCATAGGTTGTCATATTCCAAGTCAAACTGCATAGTGTTTGCAACACCTTCTCCTATATCATTTATCTCTATCAATACATATGCTTGATTATATGCCCGTGCGAGATCGTATATCTTCTGTGGATACACAAGGGGTTTAATCTCATTGTCTCTGTACTTTGCGACTACTGTGTATGGCATTTGTGAGATATCAAATATAATAAATGCAGAGTAATCGTTAGATGTTCCTCTAGAAACATCACAAGTAATAAAATAAGTGTGGTCTTCTTCTGGGTTCTTATATACCTCTAATCCAGCATTTGACATTATCGGATCTATAAAGGACAGTGTTCTAAGTTTCCTTGCAGATATAAGAGTATCAATAGAACCTAAGAATTCACAACCAAACTCAGTATTAAACTGTTGTTCACTTGTATTCTTAATTGTTTCGGCTTTCCAGGCGTCATCTCTTCCAGGCACTTCACTCCAATGAACTTCTATGGGAATATATGAGTTTCTCTCATGTTCAGCATCAGTCCACATCTTGTAAAACATATTCATACCGTGTGGAGTAGAAACGATCATTACTTTACTTGTTTTACCAGAGGAAATAGTAGGATACACTGAACTAAAGAATTGTTCTGCTACATTAGCTGGTACATAAGCAAACTCGTCAAGGAAAATAATGTTATATGAACCACCACGAACCGCACTAGCACTAGTTGAACTCGCAAGTATTTTAGAACCATTTTCTAACTCCAGACTACCCTTGTTCCAAGACATAACGCCTTGTTGTAACCATTTGGGTAAATGTTCATATGCTAACTGCAACCTTCCCAACAAATCTCTAGCAGTCGCAGCCTTATTCGCAAGAATGGCAACATTTACAGTCTCATTAAACAAAACATAATGCAGTAAGTAGGCGATGATAGTAGTAGATTTTCCAGACTGTCTAGGAAGTTTACAAATGGTGAAACGATTGTTGTGAAATGTTCCTATCATCTCCTTCTGAAAATCATACAGTTTAAAAGGAACAAGACCCTCATCAATATTAACAATCTTAATATATTCTTGTATAAAATATATTGGATCTTTCATACATTTAGTATATTCCTCTAGCTCTTCCTTTGTCCAATTCTGTTGGACATTTGCTTTTTTGAGGTTAGGATTGCCGAGGTAGACTGAATCAGACATTATTATACTCCAAAACTTTCACCACATCCACAACTACTCGTAGATGTTGGATTTTTCACTGTTAGAAAACTACCACCGAGCTCGGTTATATAATCAATCTCACTACCCAAAACGTACATCTCAGCAAGTGGGTCAACCACAAGAACATCCTCTATAGGCTCAGACCATTCAACATCAGGCAGATTGCTCTTCAGATTCCAGACATACTGGAAACCAGAACATCCTCCACCGACAACAGCCAGTGTTACAAAGTCTCCCTTAGATACAGACTTTAAGTAGTCTCTTGCAGATTGTGTTAATGTTACCATATCGTTATTTATGTCTTTTCTTTCATTAATTTTTGTAACTCTGCTGTAGAACCAACAAATAAGGCGTTAGTTACATTCTTAGGTGCAGTATTAGGAACGTCCTGTAATCTTTTCATCTTCTCTTGTAAGTCACCTAGTTTTTCGGTAACTTCTGCGACCTGTTTGATAAGATTTCCAGCAACCTCATATCCTCTTGGATGTTCGCCTTCCTTTGCGAGTTCAAGTATTCCGTCAATCGCAACTGAACCCTTTTCAACAAGTTCATGAAATTTTTGCCTTTGATATTCATAGTCTGTTTCAATATCCTGTTCCTTATCTGCGACAATTAGTTTTGTTACAGGAGTCTCTGTAACCTCTAATTCTTTTCCAATAACACCCAAGGCACTATCTATAGTTTTAGTATCCATTTAGTTCACCTCTACTATCTCTTGGACTGATGTGGAATGAGAGTTATATGCTTCGCCAAATTCTTCTCTTAATTTGGTACTTATTGTAGTCGCACAATATTTTTTACATACCCTAGGAGCATTTTGTGGATCTTTTATTAAACCTTCATAAAATTCTGTCCATTCTTTAGAATTAATTATATCGTCAATAGTCTCTACATTACTTAGTTTTAAATGTTCTTTAAAGAATATTTCTTCAATACCTATATGGTATGTTGGTGTTTGTCCATCAACAGTTTGATAGGGGTCTGTCCAACAACAAGGAATTAAATATCCCCTTGCAGAATAACCATAACCTTTACCAGATAAACATCTGGGCTCTAATTTTCTTTTTACTGGCATAATGAACTCCTCCTCAACCACTGTTCTTCATTCCAAGGAAGTTTATCATCCACATCCTTTACTCTATTATTAACTTCAGTAGTAGTAAATGGTTTGCTACTAATAAAATTTTTTGTATTTTTTGGTTTAAATTCATCATCATCTCCTCTCCATCTAGAAGAGTATAATTTTAAAAACCTAATACCAGCATCTGTTGCACGTTTCTGAACCTCATCTATGTGATCTTCATTATAACTAAAAACTATGCATTGTTGTTCAACCTGTAACCCCATATATTTAGCTATCATCGCCATTTTCCAAAGTTTTTCACCGTCCTGATTAACTCTATACTTATGACTTTCTTCTGGTAATCCATCTATACCAAATCTCCACACTGCTAGGGGATGTATTTCAAATGCCTTTTTATACCACTTCTCTGACCTATGTGAAGCTGCGGTTGCAATACATGTATAGACTTTTTCTTCATAACATCTACGTAAAATATCGTGGAACTTAGGATGGGCGGTTGGATCTGAAATTTGACCACAAAAAAGAATATTAGTAAAATGCATAAGAATCTTATCAAAATCTTCAAGGGACATATCGTGACCAGGCGGTTTCATGCCAGAGGCGGCATAATCCTGTCTCCTACATCTTGGACAGGCTAGAGGACATCTTGGAGATAAATCTATATTAATTTTAGTACGATACTTCGCTTTATATATTAATTCATCATTAGATAATTTATCGTTTGATCCCTTTGTCCAATGATCTCGTTGAGTGAGTATTGGTTTTTTTAAAGACCTTTTAGCTATCTGAGTTCTAAGATCTAGTTCTTTTAACTCACCTTTAGTGTATTCTACAGGCATAGTTTATTCATCGTCACCTGTTACTGGATTAAATGTTTTAGCATCTTCAAAGAAAGAGGTTGCTTCATTAAATCCAAAATTATCATCAGCTTCAGCTGTCATGGGAGACGGTGTAACCACCAACCTTTGTTCTCTCTTAGGTGATGCATCTGGCATATCTGTATATTGATCTGCTTGCACTGTTTTAATAACTTTACTAGAGCTAACTGGACCGTAGAGATAAAATTTACAAGTGAAAGCTAGTGTATATACTATTGCTCGTCTCGCAGTAAAGTCACCTTCATAACTATCTTCATATGAAACACTATTAAGAATTAAAGGAATGTCCCTTTTAATTCCCATATCTGCCATATCATTTATCGTCACCGTATAGTCTGGTTGAAAGTATGGTAGAATTTGTTCTACGATCTGTAATGCGTCCTCAGATTGTTTAGCCATTATGTAAAGCTCAAATGAGAGATTATAAGGAACAGGCATATATTGTGTATCTAGTTGAGTTGAATTTGCACCTTTAACTTTTTTGAATTTCTGTACACGATTAAGTTTACGAGCTGCATCGTATTCTAGATTCTTAATTTCAAATCCTATACGTGGAAGTGTAACTGCAACCTGTTTTGTAAGGTCTGCATCTTCACGTAATCGGACTAGAAATTTTTCTTTCGGGCCGTATGCAAGAGGAACTTTCATAGTTTGTACTACGGTTCCACTGCTATCTTTACGAACCAAGTGTATGTTGTTGAATATTGATCCAAACGCAACAACCACCTTTCTCATGGTTTCGTGGTAAAATTGTTGTCCTAACATTATAATCCTCCAGCATCACCGAAAGGATTTCTTTCGGAGAAGTCTAATACGTCATCATCAAGGGAATCAAACAGTTCATTTTGTGTAGTCTTGTCTTGCGACATATCACCCACTACGTAATCTTCATTGAGTAAGTAAGAATCGTCACCACTGTCTGCTGGGTTCTCTAATATAATACTTTCACCAACACCACTTGTATCATTCTCACCTATGAGATTATCTCCACTAGTCTCTTCTAATAGGAGTCCTTGATCTCCATTAGTACTTATACCGATTTCTAATCGTATATTCTCATTGACAAAGGCAGTTTGTTCTAAGGTCATCTGATAACCAAGAGCATCCATTGTATGTTCTGTTTCTATTGCATCTATAGCTGCAATGTCTGTGTCAATAACCTCAGAGCTGTAGTCAAATAATCTACATTGTAGTTTATATACTGGGTTATTATCCAGTTGATAAAAAGGTTCGTCATGGTCTACAAAATTTATTTGGAATATTTTATCCAGAACTGGATGGTATATTAAATCACCTTCCAATGGTCTATCTGCATCTGTAGAGGTAGCTTCTGAAATTAAATAACCCCCATCATAAGAACTACTAATATCTACAACGGTACTATCTAAAGAGGCTGCTTCTAATTGAATAGAACCACTTAGAGTGGATGTACCACTTTCTATTGTCATTTGTTTTGTTAAATCTTGAAACCTTGTTTTACTTACAGTAAATGTAACCTGACTTAGATTTTGTAAACCAAACTGAGTCATCAGTTCTCGTTCACCAGCAAAACCTCCATCGCCGTTATCAATATACATCTCTATTTTATTTTGGGTAGTAAATTTTGCGAGGTTGTCTTCACCAAAAAGAGTGTCTTCATTAGTTAAAGTGCGATCAAGATAGTAGACATCATGACCGAAAATTTGAATGGCTTCAGTAAGTAAATTTGAATACAGATTCTTCTCTGCGGTAATAGCATGAGAATTACTAGTATGAAAGAATGAATTGACTGACATAGTTTATCCTACATGAAACATTATTGGGGGTTCATTACTTAATATCGTTGTTTCTATTTCTCTAATTTCTTCCTGAGCTTGTGTAAAGATAGCTGCACCATCCATACTAACACCCCCCAGCATCGTAACTCCATTGAACTTAGAAAGATTTGCACCCCATTGACGTTTAATTAAAGCTGTTGCATATCTTTTTAGATGGATGTCATCATAAATGTCTGTGTAAACTGAGGGATCTAATTTACGGAAACACTCTATAACAACATAGTCCTCTCCACCCACAAAGTCTGTAGACCAATCGGCGTCAATATATAAACGATTTTGATGTTCCTTAAAACGAATAGGAGCTTCACCAACAAGAATATGTTCTAGTAAATCTAAATTATTCATCATCATCTGGTAATGGATAACAGAAGTGGAAGTCAGATCAAACAAATCGTTTAGATGTAACTGATAACGAGCATCAAACATATTTGCACCAGTTCCAGTTCCAGTTAAAGGAAATACCTGTACTACAGAGATAACTGAACTAGGTAATGGTATATAATTATTACCCTCAGACCAATCTGCGGTAATAGTATCATCTACTGTATCTGTTCCTGTAGTGGTTGTATTTGTTTTAGCTCTAGTAACTTCTGCTTCAGTAACCAAATGTTTGAGATACATTCTTTCAACACCATCATAATGATACTGTGCAAAATACTGTAGTGCTTCGTCAATACGGTCATCTGTTTGGTCATCTGACACATTAATGTCAATCACTCCATAACCCAATGCTCGTAGACAATAAGTCTTAAATGTTGCTTTTGTTGTTGGTACTGCCATAATTCCCTACCTTTTACTATATTTATAAAAGAAGAGGTCTGGTTACTACGCAATTATCATCATCAAAGTAACTCTGTTTGACGAAATTTACCCCAGTATATGCGTATAAAGCACTCAATTTTGGATATGACCATATAATTTCACATCCTCTTTTTCTTCCATAATCCATAGTCTCATTTAATAACCAAGTTGATAGACCTAATCCTCTATGTTTAGGATGTACCCATAACCCCCTAGACCTATAAATTTTAAGTCCACATTGAGATCCTGAGTTAACACCCACTATTTCTTCATATGATTCTCCATAATGACTAACGTATTTTATTGCTATAAAGACAGAAGTTTTGAGATACCTTTTAATATCTAACTGTCTTATAACTTTATTTCCCTCCAAAGCCCATGTACTATGGGGATAAATGGTTTTCTTATTTTTCCATAAGTCCGACTTCCATACCTTATATATCTCCTCAAACGACACGGGTTCTAGATAGTACAGCTTATTTTCCCCAGTAATAATCTGCGGCATAATTATAAGGAGTAAATGCTTTGTTCTTATAAGGAACTACTTTACTTGCCCATTTCTTTTGACTCGCAAGAACTTTCCGAAACCATTTGTTCTTTTTGGATTCTTCTTTAAACATAATATCTATGGTTTTCAATTCTGCAACAAGAATATCAGGTGGTGTCTTCATGATACGCACCCCATGCTTTTCAACCATTCTTGATAACGCTCTTGCGTTTTCGGATTGTATCCAAGTGAGCCACCACAGATAGGACTCATATGCAGCAGAACGCACTGAGGCACGTTGAGAGTCAGATAGACTCCTCCAGATACCACCATTAATAAGAAGGTCACCAGTATTACTATGTTCATGTAAACTATTTAGATAGTAATATTTCCAGATAGTTGGAAACCCTAGTCTTTCATCTTCTAATCCACCGACAAATTCTGCACAGTTGATTACACCTTTCTGTCCAGCAGCAAGAATCTCTCCACCAGGCATACCAATAGTCTGCATACCCATACGAGCATATAGTTCTACATTAATGCCTGTCTGTCTGCACTTAAAGTTTTTAAGGTCTGCAAGGTTTTCAATTGGACGATGGAACCACCCCAAAGGTTGATTCTGAGTAGGCATAACAGGGAAAGGGACTACATCCAGTTTCAACACTTCTTGATAAAATGTACGATACATCTCTAGTCCACCACCGTGAAACATCCATCCAAGAAAATCAATACCATCCATTCCATATGGGCCTCCTAAAGGAGAGTTAAATAGTCCTAGAGTTTTATCCTTACCCACCCAATAATAACTCTGTGTCCATGCACCTCCCACAGCACCAGATGCTGTTGCATCAAGAACTTGAAAGGCTGGGACTAAAGCACCAGCAGGTTTAATCTCCATCAGAACTTTACCATCAGTTAGAACTTTAACTTTATCTGCAATGAACTTTGCTTGTTCATTGAAAGTACTAACAGCAGGATAAGAACTTGCGATTAAGATTTTTGTGCCCGCAGATGCAGGGGAAAAGGTTAATAGGATGGCAGCCGCAGCCATATAAATATATTTCATGATTACTCCTTATTCAAATCACTTCTCTAGTTATTTAGGTACGTTGGTAACCACGTTGCTATACTAGGAATCATAAAAATAATTATCACAGCAAGTACCTGTATCCACATAAACGGCATCATACCTTTAAATATCATACCCAAATCCCATTCTGGAACGACCTGTTTTATATAATATGATGTTAACGCAACGGGTGGTGTTAAGTAGGCAGTCTGTATAACTATCCCTAAACAAACTGCAAACCATAACATATCCACACCAGAACTAATAAGAACTGGTAAGAATATGGGAACAAATACCAACACTACCACAGGCCATTCAAACGGCCATCCCAATAGATGACATAGTACTAGTATACAACCGACTAATGCCCAAGGGGGTATTGGTAAAGAATTTAAGGTGTCCACTATCACGTTATCGCCGCCTAGTGCAGTAAAGACCGCACCAAATATTGTGGAGGAGATTGCGAGTAGCATAACCACAGCAGAAGTGTCTGTAGTTTTTAATAGAGTTTCTTTCAGTTCTAACTTACCGTTTAACAATGCAAGAACTAATGCACCGAAAGCACCAAACGCACCAGCTTCTGTAGACGTTGCAAGTCCAAATAACATAGAACCTAACACAGTAGATATAAGAACTGCTAGAGGGATAACATCTATTAAAACTCTACGATAGTCTGGTGTCTCTTGTTGTTTGGGTACAGAATGAAATAGACAGTATATCGCATACATTGATGCAATCATTAATCCTGGCACTAATGCTCCAGCATAAAGATCAATAATACTAAGGTTCATAGTAGGAGCCATAACTATAAGAGGAACGGATGGTGGTATCATAATAAGAGAACCACCACCAGCAATAACTCCTGCCGTCAATTTCGGATTGTAACCTAGTTTCATCATATGAGGAGCTGCCATAATACCAAGTAATGTTACAGACGCACCAACTACTCCTGTCGCAAGACTTATCAATACTGCAATAACAATAACAACTAAGTTAAGATTACCAACTATAGTTTTCATACTATAGAATAGTTTCTCAACTAATCCTGCCTTTTCGCAAATATAACCCATGAATATAAACATAGGTATAGCCATGAATACTTCGTTTGATAATGCGCCGACTAAGTTATAGTACGCAAGATCAAATACATTCTCCCCCATAGAGAGAAATCCAAAACCTAATGCTAGAAATATAAGAGTGAAAGCTACAGGTAAACCCAAAAATATACCTATAATCATAGTCACTAACATCACAATCGCAAGCAACACTTCCTCACTTCCTGTACACCATATATCAATAACAAAATTAATCCTAAAGTAATAGAAAATTTATATGGCCATATTATTAATTGCGTCATTGTATTGGAACTCTTTTCCCATATAGAAATGCTTCTAAAACTATCCATTGCAGAATAGTACGTGAGAATACCAATAGAGGGAAAGAATAGACAGTAACCTAGAAGATCTATGATTGATTTTGTTCTATCTGAAAAGTTCTTCCAGTAGATATCTGTTCGTATGTGAGTTCCTTTGGAAAGACTATAACTAGCACCTAATATAATTAATGCGCCATATAATTGTGGTACGATATCAACAGCAAAGTCAAATCTTAAATCAAAAAAAAATCTACCTAGAACATTGGTAACAGTTAGTAAAACGATTCCCAAAACAAACCATGAATATATTTTAATCATCTACTTCTTAATTTGCATATGAGCATTAAAACTCATACTCCTTCTTTCACCTTTAACATGAAATGGATAGACAAAGTGTTTTAAATAGGACGGAAAAACTAATAACTTTCCAACCTCTGGTTTAAATTTTACACCATCACTTCGCATATCACAAGCCTCTCCATACATAAATTCAATCAAACCATTCGCAGGGTAATGGTCTTCACCATCCTCTTGATATTCTCCTTCCATCTCATCAGGTAATTTTAAATAGATGACGGCTGAAAAGTCACCACTATGTTTATGCCAAGGATTATACTCCCCAGCATATTGACTGACTATCCAGCTCTGTGTTAAATGGATGTTATCTAATTGGGGAACAGTACTATGTCCTGACATCTTGTACCAATTATATGCTCTATTCTTGTCTCTTATATAATTTAGGTAGTCCAGACATCCCCTCTTCATAGTATCAGAGAGATACTTCTTATCATCATCAGAGGAAATTGGTATCTGAATTTCCTTATGAACCTTGCCTACCAGATTATCAGACCAATCCCATTGAGCACTTTGTTGCTCACTACTTAGTATCTTGTCTCCAACCTTATTTACAATTTTAACGAACGTCTCTGGTACAGAGGTTTCTAAAATCGTAGGACTGAATACTTCATGCCAAATCTTATCCCCTCTTATCTTAGTCATCTATTTCTTCATTTGCGGCAGATGCGGTTATCTCATTTTCAATACAGTAAATATCTCTTGCATTAAAAAACTCTTGGGCATCTGCTTCTTCGTTAAAATTAAATCTACTTTCATAAGTATCAAATAATGCTATTGCCGTCATTACCAAACCATCGTCTGAAATTATCTTAGAGACAATTCGCCGTTTTCCTGACTTATCATATTTCCAACTAAGTGTATGAAATTTTTCTGACATTGGATACCATTCAACATCTGTGTTCGGACGGGTTAAAGTATACGTTTGTTTAACACTCATTTAAATTGTTCTCCTTTACTGGGCTTCGTCTATTATAAAATACTTTTCCTTCAGAACTTATTCCATAGACACACCCCTGTTCATATTTATATGTTCTAATCATATGATTACTCATCTGGGGGCCTCTCTCTATGTATTTGTTGTTTGCCCAACCCTCAAATGATGGATGCAGATAAAATGGTTGAAAATTTTCTATAGGAAAAGAATCCCCTTGAAAATTACTAAGAACATTCCAAGATTGTGTTAAAAGGAAATATCTAACTCTCTCTTTCCACCGTCTATCCACAAAGGTAAACAGAGTACTGTATTCATGGGGAGTAACAACTACCCGTGTCAGTATACGAGGATTATTTATATTAAATTTAAATAATTGATCTGAAGGACATACTTCTTTAAGATATTTTGAGACAACATCATCCTCATACACCTCTATCTCCTTGTCCATATCTCTTAACTTACAGGCCCTTTCGTAACATAATTGTGTAAATCCTTTATCATCTAGATCATTATTATATTCATATGGTGGAGATTTGTAGTATGTACCATCCATTTCAAATGGGGTATCAATAAACTCACCCTCTTTGTCATTCACATAACTGTAGGACGGTTGACCATACTTAATAATCAAGTCATGTTCTTTTATACTCTTCGCAGATTTGACATTGCGTAGCTCTGGTGTAACATAAACAAATTTCATATCAATATATATAAGGGTATGGAACCACCTTATAGATTAGGTCTTGTTGCCACCAGTAGAAGTGGAAGTACATATTTTCGTAGATATCTTTGCGATAAATATGGTCTACACGATTCGGCCTCATGGTTAAAACACAATCCCTATGAAAAGATAAATGAAGCCCCCTTTGCAAAGAAACATCATATTCTAAAAATTCTAACACACTATGTTCCTGATGATGAAATAGATGAAGTTATATCAGAATCAGAAACAGTATGGTTATATAGAAAGAATACGTTTAAGCAGTTTCTCTCTCATGTCTACCGACTAATAACCAAGATAAATTTGGTATATAAGAAGGAAGAAATAGAGTTTTTAAAAAATAGTATTCCAAACAATAGTATTGTAGCCACAACAGAACAATACGATACTTTCATGAGAAGACTTGAAAAATTTTGGGATTTATTTTATAGTAGAAATAAAGGAACACTAGTAGAATATGAAAAATTTGTTTCTGATCCAAAAGAAGTTGGTTGGGAAATTATGGAAGACTATAATTTAGAATGGATAACGTGGGAATCTATGGAGCCGGAATCACATGGATGGCCTGATATTAAAATACCATTGAAAATGTCCATAGATTATGAAAATAAATTTAAAAATATAGAGGAAATTAGGAAATGGTTTAATGGGTAGATATTGTTTAATTTGCACTCCACGGTCTGGTTCATTTTATGTTCAAAATTATATATCCAAAATTTTTGACTTAGAATTTGGTAGTGAATGGTTTGGTAGAGTTAAGCATGTTGGATATAAAGGTATGGAGACTTCTTCAGTAGATATAGACCACAGTGTTAATGAAGACTTATTAACTAATGAAGAAATAAGTAAGAGATTAGTATATTTAAAAAACTACGAAACCTCATTTATTATTAAATGTATGCCGTTCCAATTATCAAATACAATAGAGAGAAAAGACTTACCCGATAAAGAAAAAATGGAAGTTGCAACAAAAATTATGAAGAATTTTGATTTGATTTATATGGAAACTAAAGATAAAGTATCCCAGTTTTGTTTTGATGTTATATCTAAGAATCAAGATATTGGTAAAAGAAATTTCACCCACTACAATCCTGATATAAGACAAATACCCCTAGAAAACTCAATGACTGCAACTAGAGAAAACTACGAGAGTTTTTGTGAACGTCAAGACTTCGTTACTAGGTTTCAAGAAAAAAATTGGAAAGGTGAGCCCATAATAGTATGGGAAGATTTTATAAATAGTCCTAATATTGAAATGACAAAAATTAAAGATTGGTATAAAATTGATGAAAAAAATATTACAGTGAATAGACCCATCATCTCACATGCAGCTTATAAATTGGTCTTTAGTAATTATGGAGAAATTGAAAAATGGTTTGGATAGACGGAAAAAATATGCCTAAATGGCACAGGAATGATGATTTTCTACATGACCTTGCTATATCATTGGTAGAAGTTCATACCAGAGAACCTCAGAACGAACCAGAAACAAATATGTTTAAGATAGCAGATGGTCTTGATACCTCTGATCCATTTGTTAAGGAAGCAGTAAGGCACTTCAATGTAATAAGAGAAGACTTAGCATGTAAGAGTGCAGTTCTACATGGTGATTTGTGGAACGAGAATATAATCATAAAAGAAAATGGTAGATTATCAGGACTGATTGATTGGGAACACACTCAAATAGGCGACCCTCATTGGGACTTCCGTATGATTAGAAGATTTATAGGCTGGGACGATTTACATTGGCTTATCACTTTGTATAATGCTAAGGCTCAATATAAAATTAATTCTGCTACTATTTACATCTTAGATAAACTAGCACTTTGCCATCAGTATCAATATAGACTAAGAAAAAATGATAGCCCTCTTTGGAACGACACCGCATTATTTAAAGAGTATATGGAAAGATGGCCAGTGTGCGTTAATGAAATATCCGACTAGAACATATAACTTTTATAATAAGCCTATTAATCTAGATATAGTTCCCAGATGCACCCTCCTTTGTTCCAAGTGTATGAGACAATCAGATTTTTATAAGTTTGTAGATAAAAGTAAATTAGAAGAGATAAGTATAAAAGACTACGAAAAGATTCTCAACTGTTTTTCATATGTTGAATGGTGTGGTCAAACTGGTGACCCCATATTTCATACTAAATTCTTTACTCTTCTTGAGATGAGCAGGGGTACTAAATTAGACATCCATACTGCCGCCTCACATAAACCTAAAGAATGGTATAAGAAAGCATTTAAAACTAATAAAGATGCAAAGTGGATATTTGGGGTAGATGGGTTACCAAAGGACAGCCATATCTATAGAATAAATCAAGATGGTGAATTCCTATTTGAAGTTATGAAAATGGGATCAGATATGGGTTTAGAGATTCAGTGGCAGATGATAAAGTTTAAGTATAATCAAAATAACATAGATGAAGTAATGCAGCTCTGTAGAGATAATTCTATCAGTTTTAAATTAATAAGATCCTCAAGGTTCGTATCAGATGACCCACTCAGACCAATTTAAACCAAGATGTATATCAGGACAATGTTTAGGGCATTCTAATAAGGGGTACTTAGTTCCTTGTTGTTTTGTAGATGCATTTTATGATAATATTGAGAAAAAGAAACTCATACATCATGATAACGATAAACTTAATGCATTGTGGGATACATCCTTAAAAATTTCCAATAATAACCATATACATGATATAACAATGAGTGATATATGGATGGATTTTTATACCATGTTACAGGATAAAGATCAAGAGAAACCTTTAATGTGTATTAAGTGTTGTGACCCTGTATATACTAAGGAGTTAAAAGAAGGTGAAATAGCTCCAACACGATTTAGCCAGAAGACTAATCCAGTACATGCTGTCAGCAGAAGAAGTACAGAAGTAACTCATGTGATAAAGATTAATAGTATGTCAGTAAATGATGAACTTTTGGTGATGACCTCATCTGGCCGACCTAAGCCAAAAGATTATAAACAAAGAGAATGACGGTCAAGATAATCCATGATGTTATCCTTATGAACTATCGTTCCATCATTAACAATCGCCTTCACCCTAAAATCATTAGGTAATGGTGAGTAGAACTCTTTCTGAGCTCTTCCTTCCATCAATCTAGTTTTTCCTATACCATATGCAAATTCCCTATCATATAATGCAATGAAGTCTCTCAACATCATCTTTGCTTTCTGGAATCTTTCTGGGTCACTCCTAGGACTGTGATTATACCAAAACATATTTCTATTATAATGTTGATTAATTGACCACTTGTGTATATCTGGATCTCTAAAGAACGGCTGATAATTTTCTAGGTCAATCTCATCTGCTTTTATATTTTGTAAGAAACGGAATGACTGTGTGATGAATGTATACCGTGTTATTGTCCACCACATTTCATAATTCCATTCCTCATTTTCTGGGTCATCTAGATTTGGTTTCTTTCTTGGGTCTATTGCATACCCCAATGGTTTGTTGGGATCACGAACTGCGTCATCTACTTGTGGGGGGTAACCGACACTACCAAACAATCTATCAGCTTCGCACCCACTAGTATAAACATTAATATCTGGATTCGCCATACCATAAATGTTTCCTGTCATATCTAAACGATGCGGGCCTTTAATAACATAATCTTCCCATAACTTGGGATAATGTTTAATAACTGCGTCACCTCCAGCAATGATATGCAGCTGTTCTCTAGGACAAACTTCTTTCAGTGCGTATAACATAGCAGTACTATCTACACCACCAGAATAGAATACCTCAATATGTTTACCCATATCTCTTAATTCTTCTGCACGTTTAATCATAAGGTCATTAAAGTCTGCGTTCTCTACCTCTGGATAATATTTGTAATCCAAAACAGGATAATACTTTTCCATATTATCCATATTAAACACATATTCATCTACACCCAAAGAATCACTTATGTATGAACTCTTAGGACGATGGCAATATTGAGTCATAAATTCTTCACGTTGTCTCGCTTCCTTATACTCTTCAAAGAACTCTTTCTCAAATTCAGGCCATCCGTACTGTCCCTTTCTAGGCGCACCTTTAACAACCTTATCCATAGCCCTTCTGAAGTCATCAGAAATATATACATACTTAATTGTGCTTTTCATAGTCACTCCAATTATGTGGTTTGTTTGCAGAATGCGTAAAGTGAACTAGTTTTATGTCTGGATGAAATTCTTCTCCTAGATATATGTACTCGTTACCTGTTACTTCCCTGTACTTCCTAGTAATCTGAACTTGCCAAGTAGACATCTTCTTACCGTAGTTAATACCAGAATCAACTACCCACCTAGTAAACCATTCATTGGGTAGGGTAATTAATTCTAATCTCTCTTTAACCGAATCCTCTACAAAATACTGTTCACCATTTACGGGGCCTTTGGTCACACCATTTTCAATGTAGTGTCTCTGCCATCCGTTTATGTCTTTCATAAACTTATCGTAGATATATTTGCAGTCCTTCGGATAGTACTTAAAGAATCCACCGTTGATAGAGTATCCTTCTTTCTTTGTGTCTCTCCACCACCCAGGCATTGCAAGGAACTGTCCACGCATAATAGGGTAGTCAAATATCCTTTCATAGTCTCCCATAAGAAGAACGTCTATATCCATGACACAAATAGGTGTATCCTGATCTAGCTGCATACCCCACATCTTATTCCATTGCAACAGCACCTCTGGATGATATGGTTCATGTATCCAATGCAGATCATAATTTGATAATTTACTTTCAAGATAATCTTCATATTCTTGTCCATACTTATCACCAATTCTTATTAATATAACTTTCATTTTTTAGTTTTCATGCAACGGGATTTCAGAGGATTAGTTCCAATCCAATAATAGAAATTTGCTTCATCTAACGCCTCAAAAAATTTATAATATGACTTCCATATAATATCTAAGGGGTACTTTAATAAGACTTTATGATAACTGAAAATATTACTTGTGTTAACAAATACATTTTTTCCCTTGACTTTTTCAGCAAGTATGTTATAATCCATATTCAATAAGTCCCACTCATTATATGTAATAACAAACTTCTCTGTCATTTCTTTCTGTGCCTGTCTAACTTCTTCCCAAGTCCCGTACTCTACAAACCGTTCTTGTTGTCTAATTTCATGATTCCACACGAAATAAACATTGGAATAAACACGACCTAACATTTCAATCTCATCTTTATCCATATTGAATTCTACAATTCTCCTTTTGACTCGTAGTATATCTTTATGTAGATCATAAAATGCAACTTCACCATCAAAATCTAATTTCTGTGCATACACTTCGGTGCTATAACCAGCACAAGGCGACAGTATGAGATCAAATTTAAAATCCAACCAGTTAGTTATAAGTTTACTATTAATTTTTAGATGTTCATTGTTCTCTACATAAAAATTAGATCTATTAGTGGTGTTTTGTTGAAGTGTACGAAAATAAGAATCTCTATTTGGAGGCCCATCATATAAGAACTTACCTCGTTCTATTGAATTCCAGATATCATTCTGTAATAGCCGTCTATTACTACCATATGAATAAGCCTTACTGCTTCTCTCTTCCTTATTAAAATTCACTATCTTTATTAAGCCCTTTGGTTTAATCCAAGGCGGAGTATAGTCATCGTGATAGTTATCTGAAGACCGAATATATTTGGGCCATCTTTCAAATAGGTTTGGTGACCCTACCGATCTCCATATATCTAAATTTACTTCTAAGTGCTGTCGGTGTAAATACGCCTCTTTGTTTGGGTGGGATATTATGTGACCTCTACAATAAAGTTGAGTTTTAGTGAATTCTTCAAAGGAAGTAAGAGGAGTCGTTGCCTTCCCATCAATAACTTCTGTTACACGAAATATCATACCAACAGAACATATCATTGCATGGGTGTACCGGCGATTTTTCTTTAATGTCTTATCTAGTTCACTTTCCAAACATAATACAACATTGTGATTACTACCACCTCCAGTTGGTCCACCAGATATTTGCATATAAGTCATCTGTGTTTGTCTATAAACACCATGATCCCATTCTAATTTATCTGGATAAGTCACAACATATAAATGTGGTTTGCCCTGTAATCTACGTGTCAAGTCTCCCTTCTGCACTTCTTTATGTAGAAGTTTTTTAAAATCATCTAAAGAATTAACCACGGGTAATTTCTTTCAGAGCATCTGGACCAAATTGTTTAACAATAGACTTTTTCATTAACAATTCTCTTTCCTTATTACCACCGCCATGAATTATAAAGTGAAATCTATTTTCATTTGAACTGTTTAAGGCTTCATGATTAACACCATTATCAAACCAAAACCCTGTACAATTTTCAAAAGGAAGTTCTTCTTTTGTAGAAGCACGTCTTAGGTAACAATTGTCTGGTTGATAAAACGCAAGGTTAATAGCAGAAGAAATGTTACGTTTTCTACCTTCGGCTGTTCTTTTTTGATTGGAATCATTATGAGATTCTATACTACCGCCTGGTTTAAGTAACATAAACCTACAACGTCTGTATTGTTTGTGTGGGAAATCTTCTAACCATCTCTTAGTCTCAGGTGCTATTTCTTGTAATTCTGTCCAACCCCAATCAACAGCATCTTCTTCTAGATTATATGCAGAAGGGTTTTTGGTATGATGCCATCCCACAGAAATGTCCTTACCTTTCTCAACAAAACCATGTAGTGCAGAAGAACACCAACCATCACCTGTTCCATAACGATGGTCTACAAAGAACCCTTCGTCATAAACCTGTTGAGCTTCTTTGATACATGCCTCTGGTATTTCCAAATCAATTTTAAGATACCATATGTCATTTGCTCTGCACCATTCTACTGCATTCATTTTCCTATTACCATGAATCTTTCAAAACCGTTAAGTAATTTTTTACTACCAGAGTACCAAACATCCATCATTCGTGCCTGTTCTATTAACTCATCTACACTCTCTACAGTATTGATATGGTCTGGACAGTTTTCTTTTTGACTTGTTGATTGTAGAACAAAAAGTGAATTTTCTAATTGTGGATTTATTTCTCTAAACTTCCACATAGGAAACATGTGTTCACAAGAAGTATTCACCACCACATCATAGACTTGTGCATGTTTATCTTGCACATCTTCTAAATCTCTACAATATCTTAAAGACTTAAACATAACATCTCTTCGGAGAGAACGATACCTTTTTGGTTCATCCTTATACCTTCTGTTTAATTTGAAGCTGATAAAATGTGCATCGTGGTCTATTTCAAAATTTGTAACAAATTTAGCACCTACGTTATCAACCAGTATTGCAGTTATATAGTGGGCATACCATCCTCCCAGAAGGGCAACATGTTCTGGAACAATATTCAAATTGATTAATTCATTTCCTAACCACAACTTACCTTCTACCTGTGAGGCGTTCATGGATTCTACAAGTCTTTCAAATGCCCAAGGTCTCTCTCTTTGAGTTTCCATATAGGCTCGTGTCCAATTGTTTGCAGTCAGAGGGTTGTAAGGAATATGGTCTACCATAATTTCTTTAACTCCTCAATTTCAAACATATCTTCATAAGTCTCTTTGGTACTATTATTAAAAAGACAGATTTTTTGGTCTTCCCTTATCTTTCTTTCTTCCATATCCTCTGGAAATATGTTTCCTTTATACCAAGAATAAACGTCACCCTTTGGATATACATTCACATAAGAAACTTTCTCATCCCATACATTATACCAATGATGATTAAGATAATTATCTATAGTAGAATATGTAAAGAATATAACCTCTGGATTTTTTTCTATATGTGCATAGATACTTCCCATTTGAGATTTATTCCATCTCAGTACTGATGAATTTAATGGAGTTGATTTTATCTGTCCATAATTTTTCCGACAGGTATCTATATCATTCCACCAACCTCTAACGATATAGGGCTTATTCATCCGTAATTCAAAGAAATATTTTAAGTCTTTTTGTATAAGACAGTCCAAATCTAGATACAAAAACATATCTCCATTCATTGTTGGAAATAGGTTCTCGTTGAACATATACATTTTTCTATAAGCCCAAAACCTGTTAGTATCGGGATCATAATGTTTATCCCAAGTTGTGGGTAATTTTAAGTCAAAACTATTTTGGGGATTATCTGTTAGACAATAAAAATTGAAAGGTATAGAACAATGCTTTTCACATTGGTTCTTTAGGTTAAGAACATAGTCATTACTATATTTGTCACCCCACTTCACACATAATATTGTGTTCACAGACATTTGTGATTCAAGATGCATTTATTACTTCATAAAAGAATGATATATTGATATAGCCTCTAATGGTGATGTAGATTTTCGTAGGTCTGCTTTTTTCTTTTTAGCTTTACTATTTTTTACTTCATCACGATCAAAGAATTTCAATTTGAGTTTAAAAAGTTCTTCTTTATTTTGACTGTCTTCGTCATCAAAATTAAAGATTAAGTCTTCTATATTTAAGAGGATAATTTCCTCTTTGTCTTTTTGGTCTGGTTCATTTCCCTCTTGGTCATATCCATATAGATTATTATCACGAGCATAATTTTCAAAAGAATTTCTGAATATTTGTTTCTCATTATCTATTTTGGCTGCTGTAGATTGGTCAAGACTCTCATAAGACCACTCTTCCAACAAAGAGTTGAACTGATCATCAGTTTCATCAACAAGCAGAAAATGTTCTCTTGCAATTTTACCATCGCTCCATAAAACACAAACAGTATCATGTTCGGGGTTTGAATAGTAAGCGTTAATTATTTTTTCAGAAAAGACCGCCATTCTTTATCTCCTTATCCTTTATTTATACGCAAGGCATATGTGGTAATGGTGGAATTTGATCCGTTTGGAAATTCTTGGGCACGATAATCATCCCCAACTTGTCTAGTCTGGTAGTTACCAGCACCACCAGTAAGTCTGGTGTTAACCATAGCTGTTCCTCTAGTATTACCACTACCTGAGGCTTCTATAGTGTAACTAATCTGATATCCATCTGACGATTCTGAGGCAGTTTCTCGTATCCATTCAGTTAGAAGTGCATCTAATGTACCTTCGGTAAAAGTTTGTAAATGACGGGCACTATCCGTTATATAAACAGGATATCTGGCAGGCGCCGTATCGGTTCCTGATCGTTTGTGTAAGTAATAACTTGTAATTGTTGTTGGTTGGTCTAAAGTTTCTGGAATTCCTCCGGCGGTATATGCACTTACATCAGCTCTTGTATCTATGAAAACAGGGTCAGTTGAAACTACTGCATAATTAGTTGCAGGGGTTACAGAAGTAGTAATACTATATGTTCCAGCCGTAGTAGCACTCTCTGTTCCAGAAATAAGTAGGTCTACAGCAGGATGTAAGAAGGTATCTTTAATGTCTGCGATAGTCATTGCTTGTAAGTCATTATCCCCATTAATATATAGTGGCCAAGTTGTTCCTGTATCTGATGTAGGTGATACTGATGCTTTGGCTTGATCTACACGGTCATAACTAACCGTAACCTCAGCAGGTTCTGCCGTAGTAGCTTCACTAGGAAATGCAGTTGCAGACTGAGATGTTGCACCCGCCTTCAATCTAGTATCACTCATAGCAGTTAAGTCTCCAGCTACACTAGTAGATACAGTTAGAGTAACAGAAGGACTTGTTCCATAGAGATAACATATCTGATTAGTCCACTCAAGAACTTCAGCAGTTGTCATTTCTTGTATGTCATTAGAGCTAGTAATATATACTGGTTTTCTAACTGCCATTACTATCTCCAGCACAATATAAGGTTCTTAGGGTTGCACCAGTACTACTTATTAATCTCATTCTATTTGGAAAAATACTCTTCATTTCTTCTCCCATTTCTCCCATCATCCTTTTCATAACATGACGGTCAGTTTGAGTTGTAAGTGCTACTGCTTCTTCAAATATAATATTACTGTCTGCATTGGTAGAACTACCATCAGTACCATTTAAGGTAATATCGTCACCAGCATTTGCACTACCGTTAGTACTATCTATAAGGAGATTATCACCACCTTGTTTATTCGGGAATGATAACTCACCAGTAGAACTTAGTTCCATAGCAGTGGAAGCAGCTTCTGAAATACCAGTTGAGAATTGTAGTTTAGTTGCATTGTTAGAAGCACTAAAGTCACCTTCAGATACAGCAGAAAGAGCAGCTGCAACCGTAATTGCATCAGTACCAGCACCCTCATCTGGAGCAGAGAAAGTTAACTTACCAAGAATATTATCTACAGCAATGTCATCATCACCACTTGCAAATGCTAGTGTTGGATACTTGTCATCTCCACTAGCTGCATGTTTAAGAGTAAGTCCAGTATTAAGAACGTGACTAAGAGTAATCTCCTGTGCATCTCCAAATTGGATAGATGCACTATCGGAATCTAATACAATGTCATCACCGACCCAGATATCTCCAGCAACACCCAATCCACCGGCAACAGTTACTGCCGCAGTTGTTGTTGCACTAGCAGCTGTAGTTGCAGAGAAACCCACAACACCAGCAGAACTGACAGAGATTGCATCCGTATCTGTAGTTGAACCAATAGTTCCATCATCGGCAATTACCAATCCACCACCAGTTATAGTTCCTGTCGTTGTTATTGCATTACCTGTACTAATAGTACCAAATCCAGAGGCGATAGAACCACCAACTAAAGCACCAACAGAAGTTATGTTTGTTTGTGCGGCGGTTACTATTGTTCCAGTTACGTTTCCTGTTAAATTACCAGAGAAAACAGTTGAAGTCAATGTCCCACTACTAGGATTATAGATAAGTCCTGTATCAGTTCTTATATTTTCATTACCAGTAGCAGCATCGGTAAAGTTCATAAAGTGTGATGCATCTGTAGTATTTGTTGCAACTAAGGTTACTGTTGTTGCATTACTTCCTACTGTACCAGAAAACGATAAATTACCAGCAGCATCAGAGACCAACGCATCACCAGTAGAAGAAGCATCGGATACAGGTAATTTGTAAATCTGATTTCCAGCAAGTGAGGTACTGGCGGCAAAACCAACATAGTTAACACCGTTATACCATCTTAATTCTTTCTCATCACCATTTAAATATAGATACTCAGAAAGTTCCATACCTTGACTGAAGGTAGTTACACCAGAAGATGCAATTGCAATCGCATCTGTATCAGTTGCAGAACCTATGTTACCACCGTCAGAAACTATAATACTTCCTGTAGATGTTAGGGTTCCCCCAGTAATAATCCCAGTTGTCGTGATAGTAGACGAACCAGTATCTATAGTTCCAAAGTTAGATGTGATTGAACCCCCGTCCAAAGCACCAACTGAAGTAACATTAGTTTGTGCAGCTGTCTGTATGGTTCCTGTAAGATTACCTTCTACATTAGCAACAAGAGTTCCAGTAGTTATAGTTAAGTTACCAGTATCAACACCTGTGTTAGTAGTTGTTCCCATCACAAATGTGTCAGCACTTTCATCCCAACCCATAAATGCATTGTCACCAGTAGAACCACGTTCCATGACAAAACCCATGTCATTTGCGTTAGTAGTTGCACCAGTATTTAATTCTATGAGAGTATCTTCAATAACTGTATTAGCTGCTGAGTTTGTTACCGTTGCACCATTAACAGTTAAGTTTCCTGTAATAACTAGATCTTGAGATATACCAACTACACCAGTAGCAGATATTGAAATCGCATCCGTATCAGATGCAGAACCTATATTACCATCGTCGGCAATAACCAATCCTGTTAGAGTGCCAACAGAAGTAATTTGAGTTTGAGCGGCATCTACACTAAGTGTATTCGTTGAAAGAGTAAGTCCAGTTCCATCCACAAGGGCAGTCTTTGACATTGCGATAGCGGCACTTGTGTTAACATCATCGTTAACAATAACACCACTACCAATCGCAGCTGTTCCTGTAACATTACCACTACCATCAAAGGATGCAGAAGTCCATGTCACATCTCCTGTGGATGCAATAGTTCTACCAGTTGCGAGTGCAGTAGCAGTAGTTGCATTACCAGACAATGCACCAGAGAATATAGTTGCGGCGACTGTTCCAGTACTTGGATTATAGTGTAAGTCTCCATCAGATTCTATGGAAACAGTACCAGTATAAGACGCATCGGCTGCAAAGAGAATTGCGTTATTCTCATTAGTTGATTCGTTGTCTGCTACTGAAATTGTAGAAGCTAATACAGATGTACCAGTAGTTAGTAAAGTGCCATCTTCGTTAGGAATCAAAACCGTTCTATCGGCAGTAGGGTTAACTACATTTAACGCAGTCTCATATGCATCAGCAGAAGAACCTTCAAAGTTAATTCCCACGCCAAATATATTATTATTCTTTACATCTACTACATCAGAAACTAAATTATTAAATTCCCTTCGGAATTCATCTAGAGTGTTTGCTGATGTAATCTGCGAGGCTGTAATGGCCATTCTATTCTACTCCACTAATTCACTAATTTCTGCAATAGACCTTTTATCTCATGCATCTCAGACTTAATGTTATTTATCTCTCTTGTTGCATTACGAATATCATCTCTCTGAGATTGAGCTTCTTGAGCCCTTTTTTTTGCCATATCATAAGCAGAGGTATTTCGGTTAATAATAGCATTAGAGCTAGTATCCCTAATTAAATCTGGTCTTTCTTCTACGTTTAAAAATCTTTCTGTCATTTTATGTAGCTAGTGCTATGCACCTTAAATCCTTTATTCTTATTGGTTGAGAAGAATTAGTTCCCTTCATCACAATCTTAATTGAGAAGGATATAAATTCATCTAGTGAGGAATCTGTTCCATCATCTTTAACTCCAGCAGTAAATTTATATTGTTGTAAATCATCATATGTTAATGATGGGTTCGTAACAGTATCAGTAGCACCTGTAGAATTAAAATTAGTCCAACCTAAATCATCAAAGTCAGATGCATCATCAGTTCTTAATATCTTATACATGACTTGGATAGTAGCAGAGGTATGTCTGTAACCAGCAAAGAATACTCTCAATGCGGTAGCAGGATTTTCCAAAGTAACTTTCTTAGTCATATAAATTGCACTGTTATTATCACCTTCTGGGTCTGTAGATGCAACGAAATCTGATGTTGGATAAACATCTGTTGAATCATCAATAGCATTAATTCTGTTGGCAACTGCAACAAAAGACATTCTCTGTGCATCTATTATCGGAGACACATATGAATTGTTACTAGTAAGAGTAAGAGGCATTATAAGTGATTTAGAACCAGACAATTCGTTTGTTTCATTTATAAGAGAACAAACCATTTGTGTAGCATCTAACTCAAAATTTTCTTGCAGAGTCATCACTGAAGCGTTACTTAAAGTAGTTTTGGTAAAGGAAACTTCTGTTCCACTTGCACTTGTGCCAGTAGTTGGTTGAAGTTTAGCAGAAATAGCGGTTCCATCTACTGCAAGAGTTGAAATATTTGGTTGACAAGTATTATATATTGCGTTCTGTGATGCAGTAACCATACTACCACCATTCTCAGCTGTGGTCACTCCACCACTAATACTTGGAGCAACAAGTAATGTTACAGTATACGAATCTATCGTTATATTAGAAAGGGCAGTATGAGTTTTATTAATATTTGTAAAAGGAACTTTATGTATCATGTATAATTCTACTTCTGTCCCATCAGCGTGAGATGCAGCTGTTGTATTATCCATACCCCTAGTTACACCAGATACACCAGCAGTAGTTATTGTATTGTACTTTAAAATCTCATCGTCAATTTTAATATACCAATCACTACTAGCGTCATATGCAAATTTACCAGTGGTATCATCAAAATCTGAATTAGATGCCAACAAGAATGATGTTGATTCTGGGGATATAGCACCATTCAAAGTTGTAACTGCATTTGATTTTACACCACTAATTGTGACATTATTTGCGGTAGAATACATATGGTGATCTGGTTGTTTAACCCTTAGTGTTGTAGAACCATTTTCAAAGGTTAATGGATTATCTTGTAATGCTTTCACTTCAACGTCACTATTAATAAGGTCTACCACACCAGGCGTTCCAATATCAAATTTAGCTCTCCTCATAACATACTTAACATCCTCCATTAATGATGGAGCCCAAGTTCTGTTGTTATGACTCTTGAACATTACACCACTATGAGGTTGTTTAGATACTTGTCTACTACCCCCAATTTCTGTTTCTCCCATTCGTGAAATCCATACCTTATGATTAGGAGAATGTGATTTCATAACAAAACAATATTCAGTATTATTCATTAAATATACTGGAGATGGAAATGTATATGTCGTTGCAACTGTGGCTGTTTGGGATAAATTAATCTCAGATGGTTGCTTCGCAACCCTTCCAAAAGGAATTACCTTTGTACCTGGCGTACCGTTAACAACATTTCTAATTTCTAATGATGTTTGAAGTAGGTCATCCTTTTCTGCAAAAAAGATATCTATACTTGTTATAAAAACACCTGGCGTTTGTTGTGTTCCTTCAGATGTAGTGTCAACTGCTACAGGCAATTCTTCTATGAAGAAAGTCTGGGCAAGAGGATCTGTACCTCCGTCTCCGTCCCAACCATCATCACCGTCAGTAGCAGCTGCTACATTAGGGGATACAGATAGAATCTGTGAAGTGGAAGAAGATCTAGATGTATTTTCTGATACTGATCTACGAACAACCTCGGCATTTCGTACTGCAAGGATAGTTTCCTGTTCTGTTTCTAGTATACCTTTTGCATAATAGATAGTCTCACCAGCTGTTGCAGGATCTATACTAGTAGTATTTGTATCACTAGAAGTCAATCTAAATTGTAGCTCTCCAGATTGCCATACTGGGTTTCCAGCTGCCAGTGGGTTAGGGATTTGAAATGTTCCTTTAATCAGACCACTTGCACTAATAACCATCGCTACACCTTGAACGATACTCTCATCATTTGTAGAGTACCCAACACCAGGCGTGCAATATTTTGAAACGGCTTTATTATCAAAGAAAGCATAAACTCTTGTATTTGGATAAAAACCATGACCTTCAAAGGCGATATTTCTTGATCTAATATATGGTATTACTGCACGAGCAATGACCTTAGAACCTTGAGATTCCATATCAATCTTTTGAACTACATCAGTTCTCATACCAGTTCTACGTAAATCGGTTCTCGTTGTTTGTATAGCACGGGTAACTGTATTAGCACCTTCTACACCACTACTCTGTCTTGAGGATGTAACACCAGACCATTGAGTCTGCCATGCATTCCATATCGTCCCTATAGCATTCCTATTATTATTAAATACTGTATCAAAGTTACCATCAACATTAACAACCAAAGCTGGAGCAATTTCAGTTTCAAACCATTCATCTGAGGTAGGAGTTATTGATAAATCTCCAACCCAGTTTGATAACAATACTGGAGTTAACCGTTCTATTCGTGTTGCATATGGTTGTTCATCTAAGAGAACCTCAGTATAAGGTAGACTAATAATGTCACCAGTTTTTGAATAACCAGAACCCGCTCGTTCCACATCCGTAGATACTGATTCTGTTAACGTAATACCTTTCATCTTATGCTGTGGTCTTAGTTCTTTAGCTTCCATATCAATAGAGTTTTTATAATCGGGATGACCTACATCACCAACCCTATGACCAGTAAAATTATCTACCACAAACCCAGATTTAAATCTACTAAGACCATTTGAATCTTGTATTTCAAAACTCTCTGCATCCCTTTCTAAAAGAGACAACGCAGTATAATATTCTACATTCTCTATACGATCTTCAAGTCTACCAATATCTCTCATGGTATATCTTTGATTTTTCATCTTCACAGTTCTAACAACTTGAGGACGCATAGTATAGGCTGGTAAGAATATTTCTAAAAGTTTCATCATACCATCTGGTTCTTTTGGTTTTTTTGGAAGTTCTGCTGATTCACCTTCAGTGATAACCACTAAACCAGCATTAGTCATATGCACTAACGTCCATCTAGGTAGATAGTATTCAAAATCACTTTGGACTAAAGCACCAGGCGGTGGAAAGTTAACCGTGGAAGAACCCGTACCATCAAACTGTCTATGATAGAAATCAAATGTATTACTTGTAACTTCATCGGTAACACCCACTGTGGAACTTGTACCAGAAGCATCTTCAACCCTAGGACGGAAATCAAAAACATCCTGTAGAGGATATTGACCAGTAGGTTGTGGATCATCTGGATCAACTTTAGATGCAGAGTATATTGGAATATCTTCATAATCCATTTGATTTGCGACATCAATATAAGAATCAGCCGTGAAAACATCGCCGGGGCCGTGTTCCATGTAATCGTAAATAACGGAAAGTCTACCCAAAGGCGATTCGGAACCAGGCCGTCTAATTATTCTTGAGAAATCATAAAAGTTATCTCTCATACCAGTATCTAAAAGATACCTACTGGTTACTGGAACACTACCTCTTGTCAAGGAAGATATAACACCTGTTGCACTAGAGTCTGTTCCCTTTATGGTTTCTCCAACTATAAATTCCACAGAATTCTTTTGTAGCACGTATTTGATTGGACTTGCGATATTAATGAGTCTAGCTTTCGCACCAGAAGTTTGTCCTATAATTTGTTCACCCTGAGTAAATACATTAATCATAGAACTCAAAAGTATAACTGGTAGAACTGCATCTACAGCTGGATCTTCTGAGTCAAAAATACCGACTATCTTAAACACATCAGCACGACCCACAGATATTGATTTATCAGTAGGTCTTGTTCCATAAGCATCAGTAGCACCTGGCTTCACATCTAATTGTTTACATAACTTAACAGTTTTACTTTTTGCATTAATTGAAGTTTTAAGTAGTGTAGCAATAACCTTAACCTTTGCACCATTACCTAATGCAGTCACGTTAGATATAGTAACTGTTCCAGTTCCAGCACCAGAGAAACCAGTTCCAGCACTTATGATTTCTCCTTGTTGTGCAGAACCATTAACTCCTGCTGTAAGGACAGTCAAGGCATAAGCTGTTTCTGAGTGTGAAACAAATGTTTCATTTACCTCACCATTAATAGATATTGCACCCAGAGAACTTGCGTTTGTAATATACTGTCTACGAATTTGAAATTGGGTGTCACTAGTTCCACTATTGTTTGTGGTTAAATGAGTTTTAATTGTTCTTTTCGCCATCTTGAATATGGAAACATTCTTTTCTGAATCATACAAGGCAGCAACCTTCTTCTGGGAACCAGTTCCAGCCGAGGCACCTCTTTCTATAGATACATTGTCACCCAAACTTGTACTAACAGTAGTACCATCTTCCATTCTCAATAAGTCATCTGAATCACTTAGATCTGCATCGGTTCCATCCAGACGAGCAAAAGATGCATCCGTATTCTGTGTACTTAATGCAACGTCAGCACTGAAATCTTGTCCCGTATCAGGGTCATCCATAAAGAATTGACGAACACTTGAAAAAGAGTTTATCTTAATACTAGAGATGGTTAAATCTGTATTACCAGAATCTTCAACTATTAAATCTGCTTCTGCACCATCAGAGACTTTAATTTTTTCACCAGTTTGAAAATTACCAGCAACATTCGTTAAAATTACTTTAGAACCAGTGGTTCCATCTCCAAACACAAATCCTGTAGCACCAGTTGTTACACCAGTTATCTGTACACCACCATTAGAATGATTTGCAATAAGAGTTGGACTAGGGGTAGCAGTTAGAGTTAAGAATGTAAATGGTCTAATATCAAATATGTATAATCTATATACTGATTCTATAGAACCAACTGCACCTGATGAATATTGCATAGTTCTTCCACGAGCTAGTCCGATTTTAGTTCCAGAAGAAGAACCTCTTGAAGTTGTTGGAGTATCATAAAGTTCTAACATCTTATAGGCGCTGGCTTCACCACTAATAAATGCAACATCAGGTTGACCATATATGTTAGTAATATTAACATAGTTACCAATCTCAAAGGTAGTAATTCCTGCATTTACCGTATTATAGTCTCTTGCTTTATTGAAATCTTTAAATGTTGGAGCTAACTTTTCTAGTTCAAAACCCTTAACATAAGCTTTACCAGGCGACATTTTCAGTGATAGTAAATCAGTTGAGGCTGCATTCCCATCGTGGGTAGTTGAACCCGCTTCAAATACACCTTCATTCTCATTGTTCGTGACACACTCTTGAACTTCAAATTGGAATGGACGGACAGTATAATCCCCACTCTCATCAAAGGTTCTTCGTGCAAAGGTTCCTTCAATAGTACCGAATTCTGATTCACGAACCGCAGTTAAAATATGACCATCTCTAAGTGATAATAGAGTAACAAATTCATCATCAGCAGTTGAACTTTCTGACAAAGAACTAAGTTTAGCTTCAATTTTTAATCTGTGAGCACCTTTCGCAGCAAAGTTAGACGAACCAGCTGCATTATCTGTAAGAGTACTATCTGCTTCTGGAGTAATAGTTGTTTCTGTAATTGCAAGACCAATCCTACCAGAAAATCTTGCATTGTATTTATCTACTATAATTGTTTCTTCAGCTACCCTAACATAAGATCCTCTAATAAAATATACACCTTCTCCTATTGTCGCAGAAGCAGTATGTCCCTTAGATACGGCATCGCCAGTTCCACCTTGAGTGACTGTGCAAGATACAACATTAGAGGAATAAGAACTAGTATGAGTTATTCCTATATCAGCAGAAAGATTTTCCCCGGCAGTAAATGCAGAGTCAGTAAGGTTAGTTCCACTTTGAATATATGTAATAAAAAGTGTCGCCGAATCTGTTGTGGTTGCGGCAGTGGATTTTATAACCATTGCCTTTACACCAGAAGTTGCACCAGTAACAATTACTGGAGTGTCTGCTATATATTGTGTAACATCAACTCCCTCGTTATTAAAATTTGTTTCTAATTTGACAAAACTTAAAACTTGGAAACTAGCTTGACCAGGCACAACCATTGCACCCTCTTTAAAAAGATGTCTACCACTCGTTTCTATTTGATTTTTTAACAACGACTGTAGTTGAGTTAATTCTCTAGCTTGAACCGCAAAGCCTGGGCGAAAGAGTACTTGTTGAAAATTATCCCCGTATTCAAAGTCGTCATAATACGGGGCAACATTAAGATTTGATTTTTGAGCCATTGTCTTAGAATTCCACTATAAGTTTAATGTCCTCAGTCTGATCAGAGGAACGACTAATTGGTTTACGATTTTCAATATAAATTACTTCACCACTATCTGGTGCTAATTCTGGATTTGCAAACCCATTAGTAAAGGTAATCGTATTACCTCCGGCGAGAGTTACGGCTGAATCTGCACCGGCATCAGGTGTTCCTGTAGCAGCAGAAGTTGCACCTGTAATCTCATTCGCACCACTAAATGCAACATAAGCACCTGTGGTAGTTGCAGTTCCGTAATCTCCATATTTTTCCTGTTGATAATAGAGGATAGAATTTGAATTATCCCAATCCACTACTTTACCAATTGCACCCGTTGAAATTTGAGATATCTTTTCATCAACATCAAATGTCCCTGAGACAGAAGTAAGTTTCATACATCTTGTCATTCTTAATGTAGAGTCACTTGCAACTGTGGTGGTTCCATAATTATAAGGATTAACAACAACACCAACTCTTCGGAAATCATTGGCAACGGTAAAGTCATCTCCCTCAGCTTGAGTGATTGTTGCGTTCATCATTATGTAATGTCCACCCAATTCTTCTATTGCATTATATCCATGTCCACCTTTAGGTGCAATTATAACACTTACAGAGGCACCACTAATGTTCATATTCGCAGTAGTCGTTAATGCGGAGTCTGAAAATGTATAACCAGAAGCAAGATTAACTGTTCCGAATGTGTACCCTGCACCAGCGTCATGAACCGTAGAATCTGTTCCAGCAGTCATTCCGAAAGATGCTATCGCACCACCACTAATCACTAGACTTAGAACTGCACCAGAGGATGTTCCAGCACTTGTACCATCACCGTAAATTGGAACATAATAAGTTGCATCTGTTCCACCAGAACCAGCTGTTACTGCAATGGAGTCTATTGCACCATCTGTTGCAGCAGCACTTACTGTTGCATTAGTTGCTACGGGCATAAAATCTGTAGTTAAAAACTTTTCTACTTGTGAAGTATTAAGAGTATATACGTATTGAATGACATATCCACCAATCGCAAAGGGGTCAGTAGAAGTAGATGTCGGAGCAGAACCACTATATGCAGCTCCAGCATTATTATCAAGAACTTTATAAACTCTATATGCATCTGTCATAAAGAAAAAGGTAGAGTCATATAAACTTGATGCACCAGAGGTTGCAGTAACAGAAGCACTTATGTTATGTTTGTACATATCATAAACTGTTCCGTTAACCCAATTTCTACGAGGTATTGAATAAGTAACATCACTGGAAGATATTTTCTTGGCAGCAAGCATATCATCCCAATAGTAATACTCAGACGCAACATCATCAGAAGGAGTTGGGGGTGAGGTATCCGTTCCACCACTTGTTCCTGTGGTATAGGCTGTAGATTTTCCTAAAAAAATGTAATAGGAATCTGCCGATGCTTCACTAAACGATTCGTAAAACTGATTCGCATTGTGAATTCTAAATTTTTCTGTAATTATAGCTGCCATTTTCTCTTCCTCGTTTTATTTATGCACCAGCACCATATATGGTTTTAAGTGTAGTTCCCCCAGAATTTTTTAATAATAGTGTTGCAACTGATTTTAATTGAGCTGCACCTATGGCATCATCTGCCATATTTGCTTCTGCGACTGTATCTAATGCAATCATCGTCCCTGTAACTGTCCTTGAGTCACCAGAGGTAATAATATTACCTGTTACATCAGGAAAAGTGAGAGTACGATCAGCAGTAGGGTCAGTAACATCCAAGGTTGTTTCAAAACTATCGGCTTCCCCTTCTATTAATGCAAGGTCTACCGTTCCAGCAGATGCGGCTGTGGTTATATTTAGGACTGCATTTGTGGTGATTTGACCACTTGTCAATGTTCCTGTAGTAGTTAAATTCTCATCGTCAAAGGATATTGCACCAGAACTATCGGATATAGTTCCACCGATAAGTGTCATAGTACCTGGCTTCACAGTTGTACTTGTAACTGTTGATATCGTAGCTGAAACTTGAGTTCCTCCTACAATTCCATTAATGGTTGGAGCACTAAGAGTAATCACTGTATCCGTAGCTTCTATACCACTAGAAAGAGTAGTCCCATCACCCAGTTTAGTATAGATTTCTAGTGTGTTATCATTAACTTTATCCATACCGTCACGTAGGTTGTCGCCTGTGCCGTCATCTGCAGCTGAACCCAAATTTACATTTTGTCTGGACATGATTACTCCTTTATTCCTTTATTTATAAGACACTAAACCGTGGCATCGTAAGTTTGTTGCGTTGTATCATAAGTAGTTTGAGTAGAATCGTAAGTCGCATCAAACTCATCACTTTGTAATGTATAGTCAAATGGTGGTCTTGTACCTATTTCAAAGTCAACATATTCTCCAGCATTACTAGAACTACCATCTGTACCATTCAATAAGACAAAGCCTGGATGATGTTGTTCTAATATTATATGTATCATAGTCTCGCCTTCAATTTTAGAACCAGCATTTCCTCCGATACCAGTAGTACCATCTAATACTAAACTATCTTGTGGACCTATTCCTTCTTGCATTAGTCCTACAGGTTGTCGTTCATCTTGTAGTGCAATTCTACCAACTGCTTCTTTTCTAATAACTGCTGGTCTAGTAAAATGTACCAAATTTGAATCTTGAAAATTAATATCAGGTGCAACTGTTCCAGTTGCGTCTTCAGCTTCTAATGCAACAGATTCTAATTTGAATATTCCACCTAACTGTGGAGTGGTTGCATTTTCTACTATCATATTTTGACCTAAACCTTCACTCTCACCATCCTCTTGAGCCATGCCACCATCACTCTCGGACATCACCCTACCCCAAGTATCCCCTTCTATTAGGAACACATCAAATCTAGATTCTAAAATAACCTCCCCATCTTCATTACTTGTATCTACACTCTCTGCGAGAATTCGGCCGCCGGAACCACTGTCTCCGATACCCTTACCTTCTAAAGCCAAAGTAAATGCGGTTTCAATTTCATTAATAGAAATTTCACCATTAAGAATATCCTCTGAAACAATTTTCGCACCAGCACCTGTAGATGAACTGTCAATACCATCTAGGACTAAATCATCTCCATAAGAATTAACATCATCTTGATTTAATAATCTGGAATTCGCATTAGAACTTGAACCATCTGTTCCATTTAATAACAATAGGTTTGGTGTATTGACATCAACCCAAGTATCGGTAGCATATTCTAATGCAACTATATCATTAAAGGTTGCAGATTGTTCAAGAACAATATCATCATTGCTTCTGTATTGTAAGTCTTCTATACTTAGATCAGTACCATAGTCTGGGTCAGTTTCCTCTTCCCACACTAAATAATCACCAATATCGGCGACAGCACCAGAACCTTGTTCAACACCGTCAAGTAGAATTACATCTCTCACTATGGTTGGAATTCTTCCAGAACTACCGTCTTCCATTTCCATATTATGAGAAGAACTATAACCATCCTTAATTAAAGGCAGACCACCTGTCCACCCTCCTGCTTTTGCATAATAAATTGCTTGTGGTAGATTGACTGTTACTTTAACTTTCTGTAGAAGTTCTAATTCTTTATTATATGATGGGGCTGATGATCTTTCCGTACCCATGAGTACATTGTGATAATAATCTTCTGCAATTATATGTTCAGAACTGTCACTTAGTTCTCCCAAATAAAAACTACCAGCATTATCAACATTAGAATAAATGTAATCACCGGCGTTAGTAGAAGAACCATCAGTTCCATTTAAAACAATATAGTCAGAACTATTTTCTTGTTGTATTATATCTCCAGATTCATTTATGGTAAGATAACCAGTGTCATCCTCCATTCTAAAGAGATATGGAGATTCCATTCCTATTTTATCAAACACTTCACCTTCATTCCACCTACCTACTGATAACCTTCTTGGTATCTGTATTTGGAATATGTTATCAAACATAGAAGCTAGAGTTGGAGTAAATAAGTCAGTATCACCTGTATAATCTATAACTCCTGTTGCGGTTGGGGTTTGTATAGATGCGGCAACTTGAGTTGCAATTGTAACCCTACCAAAAGCAGCAAATCCCGTGGGATGAATTGCTTTCTTTAATTCATTCATATAAAGATTGACTGATTGTCCTAGTCTTATCTCATAAGAAAAGTCTTGATAGAAATATGAATCCTGTAGTTTAATAACACCATCACTAATATGGTGATCTGTATTTCTATAATAACCAGGCTTATCGGAAATAACATCCGTTCCAAATGTTAAAGTACCTGTATCAGAAGATACAATTGTTGCAGTTGCACCATCATTATCTGTAATAGTTCCTCCAACAAAATCAGGTGCAGTTTCTTCTATTAAATAACTACCAGCATGTGAACCACTAGAATCCATACCATCTAAAAGTATGAAACATGTAGATGACCAATCTTCACCCTCATCTATAAATGCATCACCTGTCACATCAGGATAGTCACCTATATTAAGACCACTCTCTTGCATGATTGAAGCACCCCAATCTTCTGCAAGAATAAAGTCTCCAGCATCAGCTTGTGGATAATTTCCATCTGTTCCTTCCATAACAATTCTAATATCATTTATTGCACCGTCAATAAAATCATTATCTATGGTTAGGTAGGTTCCCTCGCCGATAGTTACGTTCATACTATCTTCTAAAATAAAGCCTTCTAGGTTTTCTCCCATTAATCTTGTGACATCACTAAATGACCCATCCAAAGAGATAGTAGCACTTCCATGATTAATAGTTTTGGAGGAATCTACTACATATCTACCAAAGACATCTGGTTCATCTATTTTTACAGCAGTACGGTCTACAACTACTTTATGATGAGGATTTTCCATTAACAAATATTCTTGAGTATTATTAGTCGTATCTGCACACGCATCTTCTAATAGAAAATGTTCTGTATCATCAACACTTCTTTGATATCCTAATATTGGATCTGGAGTTGCCTGGAGAGTTCCTATAACTCTATCTTTATTAATCCAACCACCGCTCGTATGTAGCTGTATAGAACTTCCATCTAATTGTAATCTATCACCTCTAGAGAGAAATCCTCTTGGATACATAAGAGCATTTTCAAAGACGATCATATCCCCCTCAAAACGAGATTGTTGGGAGACAATAGGATTACCGAGATTATCTTCCATAATAAGATCATCACCAGCATTAGTAGAAGAACCATCGGTTCCGTTTAGAACTATATTTCCTAGGTCAGCATACCCATCCATCATTAAACGATAACCACGACCAATACTATGACTACTGGTAACATCCTCTAGAGTACCTGTAATTCTTCCCAATGCCTGAGCGTTGGTAAATCCTGTGAACTCACCCAAAGAGATTTCACTTGCTTGATTTTCTAATTCAACATATTCATTAATAGAGTTAAATGGTCCCTCAATATTAATCTGATTAACATATGTTTCTAGGGCATTTGATATAAGAAAACCAGAGTTATCTTCTAATGCGAACTTCCCACCCTGATTGTCATAAATATTATTAATAGCTAAATATTTGGCTGGAGTTACTGTGCCAGGGAATTCTGCACGTTCCAATTCTAATGTTTGAGTAAAATCGGAACCTGTCATTTCTAATTGTGTTCTTACTCTATTCTCTACTAGAACCTCAAGATGTTTATTGGTACTATTATAATAAACAACTTTACCAACATGACCTGTGCTTGTTAATGGTGAGCTGGGAGTAAATGTTCCTGTAACATTTTTTAGAACCATATGTGTATTCATTAAACCAACAGGTTCCCCTGTATATTTAAAACCACCATCAAGAATTTTAACTTCTATTACTTTACCTATATCTGTGGACAATGCTTGTAGTGATACACCAGACCCTAAACCTGTTTGACTTGTTACAGTTACAGTTGGTAGTTTGGAATAACCACTACCCTTGTTATTGAATCTCACCCTGTGTATGGAACCTTCTGTGTCAGCTGCACCAACATCTAACATAAAACGATCATCATCACCGCCATACCTATCTAATTGCAAGACAGTTTGTTCTGTTATAAATCTATAATTCTCATCTAGAGATGAACCATTGGTGGCATCAAATATTAAGTATGAACCCTCATTAGACTTTTCGGAATCTGTTCCTTCTAAAATAATATTAAGATGTTCTACAGAATGAACTGAGTCTGGTTCTAAAATTAGGTAATCATCATTCCCCACTGTATCTTCTAATAATAATGCACCATCTGTAACAGATATAAATCCTAATGCTTCTGCTACTGTATTAGCATCTCCACTGTCTTTTGTAAAGGTAACAACATCACCAACCCTATAACCTGCCCCAACCGCATCTATAGAAACTCCACTAACTTCGCCAGTACTTACTGCACTGACTTCAGCTTCTGCCATATCATTACCAGTGTCAGATGTAATTCTAACACTGTCGGTAGGTTTATATTTTCCCCCACCAGATACAATTGTTGCAGTCGTTATAAAAGACCTAACCGTAAAGAACATCTCAACATCTTTAGTATTAGAATTTGCAGTAACAGTCTCTCCGATATCAAATGTTCCAAAGGTATTATCTTTATCAATTTCAAGTTCAGAAACACTTTCAATCCCTTGGAAGAAAACTATAGCATTAAGAACTACAGTTGTCGCACCAGATGTTTTACCTGTAATAGTTTGTCCTATAATATCTAGAGCATCAGAACTTGCCTGAGATTCAATTCTCATTATAGTAGGTTCTGTCCAGTTACCTTTAGAGGCACGTAACATAAATTTGTTAGGATAAACAATCTCAGCTTCTTCTGCAAACATTAATCTTAGAAAAAACTTATGACCTTCTGAAGTTCCCTTAGCTGCATACAAATCATTAATACTTTTAACTAAGTCTCTTTTACTTGTACCACTCGCAAGGGATCTAGGAATAGCTTCTAGAAACTGATTAAACATCTCATCCAGAAAAATAGATGTGGTATTATCAGTGTTTGCAAATTCTAATAGTTGTTGAATGGTTTGGACAGGGTTTCCCCTATATTTCGTGATAGTGGCCTGAGCACCACTTGTCCCACCATCTACGATTTCACCTTCTGCAAATTTTTGTTGGGAGGAAATAAATATTCTTGGTTGTACTGTATTCGTGAGGTCATCCACAAGAACCGTTGCGGTTGCTTTGGATATCCTACCAGTAATAGTTTCCCCGACATCAAATTTACCAGTAGACCCTGTTCCTATTTCTGTATTAAATTTAACAGGGACATCACCTTCAGAAATTATAAAACTATCTGAAATAGTTTCCATTCTGAGACTGTCTATAACAACAGTAACTTGTAATTCACCAGCCTCTAAGAATTCATAGTATGACTTTAGAAAACTTACAAAGGTAGGATGTTCTGCTTGTACAAAGTCAGGTACTTGACCTTCAATCAGAGGTGATATTTTATCTGTTAACTTTCCATCAAAAGGAGCCATTTGTTATTACCCTAAAAACTATCTGTTTCAGGCGTAGAGGAATATGAAACATATTGAGCAGCTGCACCTGGCGTTCCCACCGCAACTGTATCAACCTCTCCTAAAATACTAGTATTAATAAAATCAATTTCTAGAACTTGGTTTCTTACTGCAACAATATCCTTAGAAGAAGGTACAACCGCAATCCTTATCTTAGTAGAAGCTACACCATCTACATCTTCTACAGCTGTTATAATTAATAAATTTACTTTTACATGACCACCAGTATAATCTACCGTTCCAGCTGCGTTGTCCATATATGTTCTTGTATTACCTATCAGATAATATCTACGCAAATTTCCGTTTCCGTCATCATCATAAAATTGTTTATTAACTGCATCCCCACTAACCTTAAATCCTGTAGATGCAATAACACCACCATTAGCACTATTATGTCCCGCCACTGGATGGTAAAATTTGTTATTAAAATATAGATTATATCCTGTTCCAATATCTAGTGTAGGTTCAATAAATTTACCCATCGTAACATTTGTTATATTATTCAAAATAGAATTATCAACTTCATCTATTAACCCTGCTAATTCTGAGTGTCTAAACATCTTATTAAAATCTGTTAATGTATTTTTATTGTAACTTGTTAGAACAGCTTGCACATCTGTTTGTAATGTGGATCTATCTTTAGTGGTTAAACTAGAATTGAATTTAAACCTAACTCCCAGTATTAAGAAAGTAGTTTCTGGATCTATGATAACAGGAGTAATAGAAGCAACATTATAGTTTTTAAGATCTGTGACTAATTGTTCTTTCTGAGTTATAGTTAAGTTATTTCCTGTAATAGACTTAATAGAAATAAATACTTTACCAAATTCCTGAGTTGATACAACTCCTAAACTAGAATCAAAGGAACCATCTTCTCCTCCAAACACTTGAACAGATTTGGTTTGGGGAAACAACTTCCGTGCATATAGTTGATAATCTCCAACAGTAACACATCTTCCCTGAGATGCATAATCTAAAGGTGCATTAAGTTTAATAGAGTTTATGGATTCTCTCTCACCACCACCCTTTGCACTATCTACAGTAGTGACTAGGATAGATGGTTCTCCATCAATTGCTCCTGTGGAACTAAATGTATGGGCACCATTTGCTAGGGCTTTATTTGTTGCAACAAATTCTAATAGTACAATGTTTGCATTTGAAATGGCTTTACTAACTACACCATCACCAAAGTATACTTGGTATTTTCCAGATTCAACTTCTTGTAACCAGTAAACCAAACTCTCTGAATTTAATTGAGTGACATCAGTAGCTTTAATGAATGTGGTTGTAGTCGTATCGGCAGAAGAGTTTTGAACAGAAACAGACAGGGTTCTTAAATCAATTCTATTATCATTAATAACAAACCTCTGATCAGCATCTGTTGAGTCTACAGTATATCTCTGTGTGACAAATGTTCCTTCGTAAACAAGTAAATTATCAAATACAATATCGGTTCCGTTCTTTGTCATAGTAGTATCCGCAATAGTAACAAATTGATACGAATCATTATCTACTGTCGCACCGAATGTAGTACCTTTTGGTATTGTACGTGTAGAGTTTGATACATCAGATAAAGTTATGTCTAAAATTGCGGTAGGAGCTGTTACAGAAGTTGGTTCATAACCTAAAGTCTTTGCATGGGATACAACACTAGAACGTAAACTTGCACTATCCAAAAACATTTCGTTTGCAAGCATATTTGCATTGAACCCAAGGTAATGAGTATTATATGCTAGAACATCTAATAGTATATTCATCCCAGACCCTTCAAAGTTATAGTCTGAGAATTCAGACTGTCCTCTAAGAAAAGTTTTTAAGTTATCCTTAACTTCATCAAAATCAAATTCTGTTACATCTAATCTTTTTAAATTGGCCATTATCGTAATCTCTCTAAAAATACATCTACGGTTTGTAGTTCTGTAGGAGCATTCACTACATAAAATTCTATAGTCATTTCATAAATATTACGATCTAAGTCCGGCCGTGCTTTCACTCCAATAAGTCTTGCTCTTGGTTCATAATTCTCAATAACATCCTGTACCTTTTTACTAAGGATAATAGATGTAAGAGGAGTCATGTTCTCAAATAACATTTCTCTAACACCAGAACCAATTTCTGGATGAAAGGGTTTTTCATAATGGTTTAGTAATACTAGGTTACGAACAGACCTTTTAACAGCCTGTACATCCGTGACTTTATTAATATCTTTAGTTGAAGGCTTCTTCTGAAAAAATAAATCTAAATCCGCTATGTTACGAGCATTGCGAGCTGAGTTATTCTGTGACTGAGCATCTATAAATGCAGCTTCATTAGTCGGATTTGCAACCATTAATTAAACTCCTACTTAGTTATTTATAAGTTAATCATTCGTTTGTTTCATTCTAAATGGTTCAAATTTTCTCCAAATGTGATCTGCTGGCACCCGAATGAACGGTTTAGCAGTTTCAGACTTAATAGGATTAGGAATAGTAAGGAATACCTTCTTTCCTTTCATCCATGCTTTTAATTTATGATTTAGTTCTTGCATAGGAGTCCAACTTGTTCCCCTACCATTTACCACATTTCTTCGTTCACCTTTTGATGTATATTGTGTTCTTGATTTTTTTCCCATAATTATTTCCTATTATATTGTTTAAGCTTTAGGGCCACGGGGTTCACCTACCCCTGGCACTGGTTTAGACCAATGTTTTTTTATCTCGTCATAGGCATCGTTCCCAGCCTTCGTGACTTTTGCAAATTCGGCTGTAGTTTTTTCAACTTCGGATTTCATATGTCTAAGAACTCCTTTGACTTCGGTTGGTTTCCATACCCAAAACAAGTCCTTGATTGCTTTGCGGCGATGCTTTTGCCATTTATTTGTATGTTTTATTTGTCCCCTTAACTTCTCCTGATAAGCGTCAGTAGGCTGAAACCAAACATAAGTTACCCCGTCCTTCTCTTCCGAAATATTTTCTGGATATTCTTTACTCATACCCTGACTAGCATCTAAAAGTTTTTTCTTCATAATTGATACAGATGTATCCGCAGACATAAAACTTTTTTCTAAATCTGCAATCAACATTTCCCCATTAGTAAGTTTAACCTTTTGATCTCCAACACCAGCTGGTTTAGTATTCGCATCAGACTTTTCTGGATTGGCTATAGCTTTATCGGCATCTACATTATTGAAGGCTTTATTTTCACCGGCAATCTTTTCCTTCTTCTTTAACTGTGGGTGAGTTACACCTATCGCAGCCTTTATCTTTGCATCTGCTTCTCTTGCTAAGTCCAAAGTCTTTGCGTTAACTACTCCATCATTACCACCGAGATGTTGCACTATCTTGGACATATTACTTAATACTATTGGTCCTGCCGTTTTCAACATATTAGCAGCACTTGCAAAGGCTTCGTTTAAGGATTTAGAAGGAACACTCAGAGTAGACTCAACTTCTACCAAAGACTCTTTAACGGGAGTAACAGGATTTTCGGGTTTTTCCTTTACCGCACCATCTGCACCTATCATCATATTAGGTACACCGCAATTACAACCAGTACCACCCCCTGCGATATTAGATTGTATACTTTTAAGTGCTGTATCAAGAGAAGTCCCAGCAGCTTCTAATGCTTTACCAAACTTACTAGTCAGGTCTGCTTTCTTTAGATCATGAAGAATTTTTCCAGCAGCACTACTTTGACTAATTCCTGATAGAGATTTTAATGACGATTGCAAATTAAGATCTACTGACGTAGGCATTTCTGGAGCAAGTTTTTTTATTTTCTGTTGTAAGTCTTTTAAACCGACATCCATCTTCTCTTTTAGAACAGACGCATCCAACTCCAAACCAGCTTCAAGTTCTTTCATCAGTTCATTTTTTTTCTTCGCCATATCATTCAATGCTGCGGAAGCACCACAGAGATTTGGAATATTAAACTCAGAGACTGAAGGTATACCCATTACTAATCTCCTACATTAACATTCGCAGAACCAGCTGCGGTTGGGGTGGACGGATGACCTGCTGAGTCACCTAATCCGGCATCGGGTGTATGATTTACAACAGCGATTCCTTTTATGAATACGTTTCTAGACCCAGCAACTAATGGCCCTGATCCATGAGTGTTAAGATTACCATGTACCGCAATAAGTTTAGTATTTGCAAATACATTAGTGTTTACGCTTACTACAGTGGTTGCACCACATGATCTTGCATCTCCATGTCTATGAACGGCGGCCATTGTTTCTCCTATGGGTTCAATTCAATATTAGCTGCACCAGAATCAATTGTAATATCAGCAGTCGCATCAATATTAATCGTTCCTGTAACATTAGTATCTTGGGCTGCGGAGAAGTTCTCTGTAACCAATCCAACAGAATCTATCGTCAATCCATCCGCTTCTGTTTTAATATGCATTGCCTTTGCAGATTTCATATTCAACTTATCCCCTGTCTTGAATGACATAATACCTGATACTGTCGTTAATGTTAAATTGACAGCACTCGTAATCTTTGCATCAATCATAGAGAATAGAGTATAGTTTGCATCAGTGTATATATCCACATTACCAACAATATTCCTATCTTCGTTACCACCAATAGTTTGTTTGTAATCTTTCGGACCTTCGGTAGCTGTACCTACTGCACCAATGTATGCGTTGTTGATATTTAGGGAGTGACTCCCACGGATTTCTTCTTCACGATTACCCCCAGCTTCCCCGTAACCCACTTTGACCTGATGATTCTTTCCTATTTTCTCCGTATAGTTTCCTTCTACCTCCAGAACATAATCACCTTTAATCAATTGTCTGCAATCCCCCTCAACCGTGATAGTGAGATTCCCTGCTTCCATCTCACCAGCATCGTTCTCCCGTTTGTGGATAAAGATATTACTGTCTCCAGCTATGATCTCGTAATTATCATGGACAGTATGTAGAACCCTTGCACCGTCAGGATGCCATTCTTCAAAGGTTCCAATCCTATGTTGTCTATGCATCCGTTCTCCACCAACGGTATCATCAATTTCGGATACATGTCCTGATTCAGTTTCATGAACATGATTAAATGGATATAGAGTAGGAGCATTAGATTTTGCGTCCCTCTCACTATAGCTAGTTCGTGGATCTGCTTCGGTAAGTGTTTGACTAGTTTCTTTTAGATGTGGTTTGGTGGCTTTGGGTATGGAGGTTTGTCTTATACTCCTTCTTAACTCTACAGAAGGATGTGACTCTGCAAGAGAACCTCTTCCTAGGCTATTAACATCATCCATACCTAATACGGATGGGTATATACCATCAGGATCAAAGAATCCTTTGTCTGAATCAGGTTCTACGGTATTATATCCTGGCAGGGTTCCCATGATTATGGGTTGTTGTTGTTCCTCTCCATCTTTAAAGAAACCGATAACCTGTGAACCTTGAACTATGAAGTGTGGAGTCTCACCCAAACCTTGCATGGAAGAGGTAGTGGTAGGAGCCATAACATACGCCCAAGGAAGGGATTCCGTTGGTATCTTTGACAAATCGTCAGTGTGTATTCCTAGACAACGGACTCGTATACGACCCATTTTAAGGGGGTCTTCTCTATCCTCACAAACTCCTATAAACCATTGGAATCCGTTTTGTCCCATAAAATGTGATTCAGGCAAAGTAATCTCCTCATATACTGATGAAAGTATTTATAAGGATTACTTGGATAGATGTAAGTCTGTATCTCTTCCTAGAGATTTGGGAACATAATCTTCAATGATCAAATTAGTCTGTCCTTGAGCTTCAAGGTTTGCAAGTAGGTAATGTGCATCTTCTTCTGAGAGATGCTCTTCTATCACTTCCCGACTGACGACTCTATATTGTATTAGATTCGTTGGATTTATCATGGTGATGGTTATTTAGACAATCCTATGGTTCTGATGATTGTCTTTTTTCAATCCAATGTTCCCAGCAATCATGATTCTGTTGTGTTCACATGCTTGAATAGGGACATTATGTAGAATCCATGAAGGAAATATGGTTAAACATCCTATTTTTGGGGTAATTTTATAATTATCAGTGGAAGGAAACTTTAAAGGAGCACATTTATCACAACAATCAACATAGAATACAAAACTCCATAAAAAGGGCCAGTGTTCGTGTACCTTACTATAGTCTCCCTTATGATAATCCGCACCCCACATCTCAGTTACTTCCATGTCTACCTTATGGGGGTTATGTCTTTGTGCAAGGTCTAAGGCCTTGGAACCCAACCAATCAAAACAACTATGATCTTCACACACAGATTTAAATCTTGGATTATCCTTCTCCTTAGAGTATACACCAAAGAATTTATTAAGATAGAAGCTGGTCATAGCAGCTTGGACATTGGTTCGTCTTTTCTGGACATCACCATGCTCCAGTATAATTCTTTTCATGTCATCTTGCCATTCAAGAAATTCCCGTTCATAGTTAATCGTAATAATAGGAAACTTATCAGTCATTTCCACTGAATTCATATTTTGACGAAGAACCGTATTGGATCTTATAAGTGACGAAAGTTTAGCTGTCATACCACAACTCCATTACCCCAATTAGTATCTATGTTGCCTGCAATCTTGATTCTGGAATGGTGTTCACAGGTCTGTTCTGAAACATAGTGATTCAGCCATGCAGGAAATAGTAACAGTTGACCATTCTTAGGAAAGAACTGTCTATGCTCGTTCATCTGGTCAAATATAAGGGGAGAGCACTGTTCACATGCGTCCACAGTGTACACATAGCCCCATGAGGAGGGCCAATGACTGTGAAGGGATGTATAATTACCCTTTTCATAGATAAGACCCCATGACTCCTTAATTTGCCAAGGAATGGGGTCAGGAGTCCCATCAGGGTTACTTCTACCGGCAAGGGGATGACGATTTGCGAGTGCTATTGCGAATTTTCCTAGTACATTGAAGTTAGGATATACTTCGTGCATATCCCAACGAGTACGATAGCATTTTGCTTGAGTAATCGCATCAAGTGACCCACTCGCCCGTATATCACTTTCAAAGTCCAGATCCATAAGTTCGGGTACGTGTTGTTCAATAATCGGAAACTTAATAGAGAACGAATACACAGAAGTCTTTCTTCGTATATTCTCGTTCTCTATTGAATCAGCTAATCCTTTAAGTGTAGTCATAATTCACAGACTCTTCACACGACCAAAATTGCGATTTTTTTAAGCAGCTTCAAGTACAACCTCTATTACCTCTTCAAAGAGAACATAGTTTGACTTCTTATAAGAATTCTCACCTGTCATCACAGTCAGAAACACCGAGGCCTTTGTCTTTTCCTTTACAGGTTTCCACGTGCCAGTCTTCTTGGAATAGTACATTGCGACTCCGTCTTTCAGCTTCATGACTTCATATGAATCCATATCAGAGGAAACCTCCTTGATTACCCCTGTACCTACAGAACCATCATAGTCATTAAACTTGATTGTGTCATTATAATTAAAATTAAACATCATTTGGTATATTACCTAATACTGCCATTGCAGCACCCTTTACTCTTGTTGGGTAATTTTTAATGGCATACCCAGAACCAGCTGACAGACCATCTCTGTCTATAAAACTTTTGTGCCAATGAGATATCTCGTCCCATCTCTCATCCAGCTGACTGCAAATCCAGTCATAATCTCCATCAGAGACAATACTCTCATCCTTCTCGTAGTAAAGATAAGAGGTCATTAGATACCAAGGAACTAACAGATTGTGTGCAGAGGATGTCTTCTTCTCCAAGCCGTCTATTCCCAATTGTGTTTTTATGTCATACATTCTTTACTTTTAGTTCCTCAGAATCTAGCTGTCTATTATAGTATACAGTTAAGTGACCAATAAGTCAAGGGAAAAAGGGGGTAGGGGTCTTTTTTTCTCTGGATACTTATTGCATTTATAGATTAGATATAGAAACGGGGTACATAACCCACACCCTATGTCTCTCCTGTGAATGCATCTCACAGTATGTCTCCTCATCAGTCCACCTAGCAATTCAGCAATATACGTAAGACCATTCGTGATGGGGAGACTCTGTAGTGTCATCCGTGTTCTGAGAGCTGATCCAACAACGGTTTCAACTCTCCCCCATGTCCCACTCCGATCCCATAGCTTTCAATTCACATGGGGTGAACCTACTCACGGTTTATCTGGGATTAACTCTAATTCGTCATGTCTTGATGTCTAACCTCTCTTTCTCACTCTATACTTACAGTATAGTACACTCAGAGAGGTTTGTCAACAGTTCATTTCATTTATTTCTCTTTTATTTCATAGTGATGCATTAATATCACACATATACTCTAAGCTATTTCATACTCACTCAACATACTTAATATACCACACAAAAAACCACTTGTCAAGTCCCTTTGTGATATAAACAAATAAACAACAAAGTCCAGTGAATTCTCTCAGGGTGAATCAGGGGTTGACAGTTCGTGCAAGACAGTCTATACTCTGTATGAAGAGTACACATAGAGAAAGAACTGTATCCATTCTCTGAATACAGCTCTGTTCGTGTTAATATTGGAGATACTGTGAGATTATTACTGAGAGTCTGTGGACTTTAAACACAAGAGACTCATGTTTATTTGTACCTTTTTAATGAATCAGTAAATTATGCATAATCTCAGTAATTTGCAGAATTAGTTCCGCAATACCCATTCTCGTAACAACAGAATACCAAATGAGAGTATCAGAGTAATAGCTAATACCTGTTTATTAGTCAGGTCAGGTCTTATAAAGGGGATGAAAAAGTATATTCCCAACCCCATAAGAAATGAGTATATGTTAAGCATAATCATATTTAGACAATACCATCCAAGAGTTCACCTTTAGGATATCTCACCTTATAATCATTAATGATATCATCAAAAGAGACAACAGAACCAAATTCAAGAGTATCAATTTCTTTTACCTGCTGAAATGCACCTACAAGTTTATGATTGTGTCTATGATAAATACCAATCTCTTCATAATACTTCTCTTCTATGAACTTATGTACTCTTATAAACTCTTGATAAAACTTCAGATATGTCGTAAAAAAGTTTAAAATAGGGTCTTGTGGGTCAGGTGTTCCCATATGAATAACCACGCATACTGTTACATCACCAGGCTTGGGTGCATTGGCGATACCATTATTGTATGCATCCTGTAAGTTTCTCTCTTTGATACTTAATCCGTCAAACCATTTGTCCATATTTGCAGAAATTCCATGATAATGCAAGTGCTTACTTGAAGTCCACTCTGATGGTCTATTCTTCACCAACCATTTCAACATTTCAACACCACTACTGCACATCAAGAGATCTTCTTCTCCTGTAGCATTCTTAATCGTATCAATCTTAAACTGTTTTATCTGGTTCTTTTCAAGACCTTGGCGTCCATTACTCACAAACGTAAACTTTTTATCAATAATCACTAAAAATTCGTCTTGTGAAATTAGTCCCTTCTTAAATCTCTCAGTAATACCTGATTCTGACAAATATTCCTTTACAATCTTGGATAGATCAGTAAATGATAATAGTCCACTGGGATAATCAAGTGAGTTAGAATAACCACCAATCAATCTTAAATTTGGAATACTGAAATACTTGTTCTTCTTATATACTGCAACCAAACGATTTTGTACATTTGTGAATTTACTCAAAACTCTATGCATAGTATTACCATTGAATAGGTATTCATACGCACCATCCTCATCAAGTAAGGCTTGTAGTGGTTTTTGACGTAAATCATAATCAGTCATCAGCACACTATTTTTGATGTTCATAATTTCTGGATTATTACCCTTACGAAACATCTGGAGACCTAGACCCTGCTGACACGCATCAATTGGGGTGGATTCCTCCATTATGGTCTCTGTATAGTCTATCCCATAAGGATGCAAGTCTTGAAAATATTCAGGCCTGTTCTCTTCATTGAAGTGTTTTTTATGTATGTTTAGATGATCTTGGGTGAATTCTATAATTCCACCCTTTGCGACTTTCACAAGAAAGTCCTTTTTAGTAGCTATTGGCCCAGATGGGTTAATTGAAAACGACATTGGTTTATCTCCTTTTGTACGTTTTGTGATATTAAACACAATATGTAATTCGGTTTATCTCCATCCTTACAAAATGTGTGTCATTATATACAATAATAGAGTAAAAAGAGGGATTTGTCAAGTACCCTTTTGATTAAAATCTTGTGGTTCCGTGGAGTATCCGAATCTACGAAACTCCTCAGCATATGCATTCTTTACTGCATTCTTTGTGTCTTCATTATAGAATTCTTCAATGTTCTTGCCATGACTAGTACTGTTCATGATGGTATCCGAGAATGAAACACCAACATACTCTTCTAACTCTGGCATGTCCTCAAAATAAAAAACCCTGCACTCATGAGCTCCTATCTTATCAGTTATATGCATCCACATGATGTTATCGGTTTTCTGACTTGTTACTAATTGTATATACTGGTCAAATGTCAGAATCTTCTTCCATCTACGATAATACCATGAAACTAATCGTGAATAGGGGTTGCGTACCATCGTAATCCATGTTATACTGTCCGAAATGTGATGTTCTTTCTTCCAATAGTCTATCGTCTGATGTATCCATTGGTCTCTGGTGTATTTGGACTGTTTCGTGTACACTGGGTGACTGACCTCTATCTGGTCAGATACACGATGTTTGAAATTGTGACCACCGCATCGTGCGTTATGCATGAATGCCCAATCTTTAGTCCATATCATGACAATTCCAAATAAAATGTGTGCGACTCTGATCAGAGTCACAATTGATGAATGTATGAGGCTCTTTCGTATTGACTCTGTACACATATCCATCCCTTGGTATGTGAAAGACCTCATTATGAGTCGGGAATACGAAATATGCATTTGGATTTGTGTCCAATGCGATATGATATCGTGAAGCTGGATCAGTATGCACACTATAGACAGACTTTGGTTTTATGGTCATGAGTCGTGACCGAAATCCGTTATGTTCTGAGATTATTCTCTCAAACAGAGTGTTCTCATACAGGTCGTTTATGAGATTGAATTGTGACTCAGATTTTATGACTGAGTACCTGTCTTGTATTGCGTCCTTACCATTTGCAGTGAATTTACCACACGAATCAGTATAGGGGTCATCAAGATCATATTCTGAACACTGAACACTAATCTGACCGTATCGTGCCTTCGGATGTGAAATGGATTCCCATTCCTCTACTAGTTGTTCATGGTCATAATGAAAATCAGTCTTTTCAAATAAGTTCCACATATTCCCTATTCTTTAGATGTTCTTCTGCAATGTCATCCTTGGATTGACCCATGTAACGTACTGCATGGTGTTTCTCAATCATGTATTCGTTAATACTCTTGTCTGCATAATCGGTTGTTCTCCACAGTTCACCAAGAATACGTCCAAACTTACCAGCCTTGTCCCTATGAGTCTTCAGTATTATATCATCATCCAACATACCAGTAAGAAAGTCCTTGGCGGCGTACCCATATTTCTTTTCTTCAAGGTCTCTTGTCCTTGACTCAGGCGTGTCAATACCGTATAGTCTTATTCGTTCCTTCCTCAGCCAGATACCAAAACCAAGGTCAATGTCAACATCAACTGTGTCTCCATCAACTATGTGAACGACTGTACATTTGTATTCATGCATTATTCTACCTCCTCTATTTTATCTTCTTTACAATAAGGGTGGTCTAACCAATTCCATGCGATAGTCTCACAATTCAGTGATAGCAAGAATTCTCTTTCCTCTTCTGGTGTCTGACACACTCTTTGACCGTTAATAACTCTAGACCATCTGCAATCCTTTCCAGACATACCTGATGCGAGATGTTCAGTACTTGTCTTGCCCGTCTCCGCCGACATGACGATATCAGTACCCGTATGTAGTATTGATAACCAAGGAGGAACAATACCGCAACCACTAATCATCAAACATGTGCTTACTAATATTATCAAACGTCTTTTTATTAAAGACATCCCAAACTCCTATCTTGTTGTGATCCAATATCTCATTTCTCTTCAAATACTGACCATCGTCCATGATGAGTTTATTCCTAATCTGTCCAAGACCGACAGGGACAGTTTTAGGAAATGACGTTTCTTTCGTCTTATTGTGTAGATAATTAGAATCTTTATTGAACTCATAGATGAATTCCTTTGCGGGCCATTTATAAGTCTTCCATGTACCCTTGTGCTTCAAATCGTGATTAAGAATAGACCACCTCTGAAAATCATCGCAATTGAAGAAACTTTCCATATTTCTCCAATCGGTAGGTGGTTCAAGATAACCGAATAGTCTTCGGTCAATCCATCCCCATTTAATACTGAACGCCAACCACCATGTGAAATCAAATGTAGTCTTCACCTCAAATGGACATAGCTTATTGAACTCTTCGCACCATTCTATGAACTTACCATAGAGTGGTCTGTTCAGTGGTCTGTCATCTCTTATCTCATATATGTTACCTGAGTCTTCCCAATTGAATAGTTCCTTCCAAGGTTCGTTGATATTCTCAATATGGTTCTCTACCACGAATGTCCCAAACATAGGGTCACCACATTCACCAGTGATATTGAGTGTTTGGTCTTGAAATCTACCTACGTCCCACATATTATCTTTGGTTGACCACTCAAATGCCGTATTCATCTTCTTGAGTAGTTCATAGTATGTGGGGTTCTCTTCTATACTCTTCTCTGAAAGTAGTACTCTTAGTTTTGGGATACCAGTATATTCATCGTCTGGTTGATTCTGTATCAGTGCAGTAAGGGCTGTCGTTGAATCAATTCCACCTGACCACCAGACTCGTACATTATCACTCTTCTTCCATATCTCTTGAGCCCTCTTATGACATACCTCTGGGAAGGTCATGTTCCAATTGTCTGTTGATGGGATTGCATCGTGAAGTGTGTTGAATATGTTCCAAGTGTCTGTTCGGTCAAATGGTAATGGACAACTGACGAGTCTACCAGCTGCATATAGGAAATTGTCTCCCAATTCTCCTACCCTTCTCCAATCCCCCGCATAGGGGTTGCGACTTATACCGTTACGGCGTGCTTTCTTATATGGATCCTTAGCTGTGACTATGATTTGTCCCTTAGTCCAATGGGGATCTCCTGTCACCACATTGATGGGTTTACCCAGAGTCTTCCAATCTCGTTCATACTCTTTCCAATCGGGATGCATTTCAATTCCCAATGGATTCCATTCAATCATTTCTGGATAGAAGGTTGTGGAGAAAAATACCACTTTACTCATAATTATTCACCTTATGCTTAGACTCCCGTTAGATGTTTTTTGCGTAACTCGTTGAGTCTCTTTGAAAATAAGTCTCTTTCAATACAATAGAATAGATTGGGGTTATCCAATCTATACTTGTAATTCTTATTGACATGTATGTTTAGTTCGTTATAATGTTCCTTAACATATATAGTGCATTCTTCTTTGGTATCAAATGTGGGTTTATTAAATACATAGTTGTCCTCACCGTCACCACCCGTGAAGGCTGCGACAATAATGACAACTATATTTAGTGTTAAACTATCCAATTCTATGCTCCTACTAATTTATTTAGTAGTGTAGAATTAGTTTAGTTCAGTCGGTTGGCTTTCCTCAGTAGATAAGCCAAGACAGTATCCCAATACTGTTTAGCCCAATCAGTCTGACAATTATCCCTCACCGTCACAACACTCTCTATCTTCTTCTCTATTAAGTCTATCAAGTTCTTCATACTCCTTAATGCGATCAATCATATTTATGAAAATGTCAAACATCTCTTTCATCTTATCAGTCTCAGACGCCTTGGGTATGCACAAGGATTTGATTGACGCATCCTGTGACATGATTGCATCTCTTGCCTTCAAACATGAGTCCATGTCAGGCATCTCTGTATTGATACCTAGACTTGCAACTATTAACATTGCTTTAATCATTAGTTTAACACCTTACTTTCACTTGTTTCTAATACCTCAATCTCAGCAAATGTTTCAGTCAGATCACGTATAGCATACATCAATCCTCTTACGTCCTCAGATAACTGTTCCATCTGCAAACTATTTGACTTAATTTCCTCAATGAGGGAAGCTTCCCTCATTGCTTTTAATTTCTCATTCATCTTCTTATGCAACTTCCTTTAAAAACATTTTTCTACCATCATATGTACGTATACCAATCAATTTATGATTTTTGGTTTTAGTTCTACTCTTTCTTTTAAAATCCAACTTTTTAGATTTCCTGAAGCTAGCACCAGTTGACATTTTGTAGAATTTTTTATTTTTCATCTCCTTTATATTAAACTCATCATAATACATTATACTAAACTCCAACCCGAAGAATCACATTTATACTTCTCTTTACCGATTAGTACCATATCACCTACACTGGTAGACCGACAACCCTCACCATCAAACATTTTGGTGATTTCCTTGTTGTTATACCACGCATCGTTAATAGAGTTCGTCAACATGAACGCCTTCTCTAATTTCGCAGAGGT